CTTGTATATCAGTGTGTGGTGGTAATTCTTTATCTTCTTTTACTGGTACCTCTTTACCACTACGGTCAATAAAGACATCGTAAGCAGTAAAATCACCTTTGTCTAATTTTTTATTTTCTCTTGGATACATTTTATTCAACATACTCTTAAATCCACTTGGATGCTGTTTTTGCGCTTTCATAATCTGGTTGGGGTCAAACAAAGTCAGTAGGTCATCTACTGCGAATTTCTCACCTTTAGTTTTAATCTTTAATTTCCTATAGACTTTTGCTCTAAATATAACAAATTTTTTGTGTCCAGCTGTACCTCTATCCGATACATCCGGCACCTTCAACTTTTCTGGTAATGCTCGACCAGTGACATCACTGTCTTCATATCCAAATTTTTGCATTCTTTGTCTAGACATATCGGCAGCTTTTTCTAACTCATCATCTGAAATATCAGGACTAGGCGCTTCACCATCATCTTCTGGATTACCAGTTGCCTGGTCAGTAGATTCTACAGCTTTACCAAATTGTTCTTTCTTCGTAATAAGATAATCAGTAAGTTCACTAAATAGATTATCATCTTCTTTGATAGTACAAGGGAAAGTCTTCTCTTTAAATACAAAAGATTTTTTACCATCGGCATATGCTTGTCTTGCTGCTAGTATAAATGCTCTCTTTTCACTTAGTGTTATATCAGTATCTCTTAATAACACATTTTCAGCATTCAATTTAGCTGCTATAGCCATTTGGCGTCTTTTTTCTTTTGATTTGCCTTTGAATTGTGGAGCATCAGATTTGTAGAAGTCCTTAATCCAATCTCCCATATCATCTGATTTGTCTAAGGGCATACTAACCTCTAAATTTTTTAAGTGCGTCTAATAAGTCTTTTACTTTTAAATCTGGGTTTTCTAAAGCACCACTAACTACAGTTTTATCATTTGCAACTAAGTCTGTGCCATCAAAGTAAATACCATCTTTGTTTTTGATTTTATTATTTCTTACTTTTTTCCTTAGGTATTTACTAAGTTCCATTTGTCTTCTACCTGTATAATCATCAACAAAACTGTTATCACGTACTACTTCGTTTACTAATGAAGTGCCTTCCATTTCTTGCATCTCTTCATCCATACCAAGTTTTTTAAGTTCTTTTTTGATAAGTCTATCAATCTTCTTCATTTCTGGTTTCATGAATGCAGCTTTACCAAACTTACCAATCATATCAGCTTTTTGTTTCATAAGGTCTGAATATTTTAAGAATCTAGAGCTTTCATTAATATCTTCGCCTTGTGCTTTTTTAAGTGCGTCTTGAGTAGGTGCACCCTTCTCACCTTTTTTTCTCATTCTTTCACCACGTTTTCTTTTTGCGTGAATATTAGCCCATAGACCTTTTTCTTCTAGTTCTTTTTGGATATCTTCAGGAAATGCTACATCTTCAGCATAGAATTTTAGTGCAGCCATTACACTAGGATTTTTTGATAATCCTCTTTCTAATTTTTCAATTTGCTTTACAGCATTAGTATAATCACCATCAGCTTCTACAGCAATTTCCATAGCCATGAGTAGATTTTGTTTATGTTTTTCTACATCTCTCTCATTTCTAAATTTAATTTTTGCTTCAGCAAAAATATTTTGCTGTCCAGTAAATATAGACATAGTGCTCTCCTCTTTATCACCATACATCTGATGGTACTTTTTAGTGTGTTTTGAAACTTTTGTTTTCTTTAGATTACCATCAGCATCTTTATCACCTGGTGCTGGTTTGTAAGCATCTGGGTCGTCATCATCCATTTTAGCTTGCTTTTTAAACTGGTCTTCTCTATCGTCTTTTTTAGATTGTTTGACACCTTTCATATAGTTGCCATCATCTTTCATATTCTTATCTTCTTCTACAGCTTCTTTCTTAACTTTTGCAGCTAAGTCTTTGTCAGCTTTTCCCCATGTACCAGAACCTTTACTAATAAAGCTATTTACTCTCGCAAATGCCCATTGTTGCTGACTAGCACCTGGACGGTGACCTGTTTTCCAAGCAGCCATACCACGGTCATACACTTGTTTTAGTATACTATACGATATACCACTTGCTTTAGATTTCTTTTCAAGGCCTGCTATCTTCTTTTCAATTATAGCAGCCTTTTCAAATACGTTGTCTTGAAAGATACTCATTGTACATTATTTATTTCTTTGAGTCTTTAATCTTAGAAAAATTGCCATCTTTATAGAACTCTATAAATCTTTTGAACCTATCTGCATTGTGTGCCTTGTGAGATATTACAAATATGTTAGTATTCTCCATATTAGATATGATATCCCACAACATTTCTGTTGCATCAGCATCTAGAGAACTATCACCTACTTCATCCATCATAAGTAAATTAGTATTAACAGAGTTTTTAATCTTAGCGATTTCTCTCCAAGTAAACATCAGTGCTAAATCAATTCTCATCTTTTCACCTTCTGAGAATGAAGCATAAGTAAAGTTATCTCTATATCTAGATTTGATTACCTCATTGAATTGTTCGTCTAAAGTAAATGAGAATGCAGCAGACATCTTTTCTAGATGTACATTTATAAGCTTATTCATAACTGGTACATATTGCTTTATAATCTTTGCTTTAATACCTGTATCTCTTAATAGTAATTTACACACATCATAGAAATGATTTTTCTCACTCATATCCATAAGGTCTTTTGTAAACACTTTCTCTTCATCAAATAGTGAGGCTAGTAATTCTTTAGCATCGGGTAATGAATTATCGTCATTTTCAATTTTCAGATTTTCATTAAGTGTACTAAGATAAGTGCTAAGTGTACTAACCTCACTTCTTACTGATGATTGCTGATTAATCAGCTCGGTAAGCTCTTCTTGTTTTAGCCTTGCGGCTTCCAATTCTTCGGATAACTTGGCGAGTGCTTTTTCATAAGCAGGGATGAGAGCCTCATTTTTCGCTTTTTCTTCTTCAAGGCTGCTAATCTTTTCGTTCTTGAACGACTCTGAAATTTCTTGTCCGCAAACTTCGCACTCAGTTTCTGTTGTATAGTAAGTGATGCGCTTCTGTTTTTCATCTATCCTCCTTTTTAACTCATTTCCATGAGTCACACATTTTTGTTTATCGTCTACTGCTTTGTTTACATCAGGTGCAGCAATACCATCTATTTTCTTTTGTAATTCGTCATTCTCATCTTCTAATATCTTCTTTTCACCTTGAACTCTTTGTATCTCTTTTTTAATCTTATCAGCTGACTGTTCTGTTTTCTTTTGTAGTGTTTCAATAAGACTCTTTTGGCCGTTTATCTTTGTTGTATGTACTTCTTTTTGATACTCTTTATCTTTAATATCTAAACCTAAATCAGTAATTTTAGTTTTTAGAATATCATTCATCTTAGAAAAGATTGTAATATCTAAAATCTCTTCTATAATTTGTCTTCTTTCACCACTGTTCAAATCCATAAACGACTGATATCTAGCTGAACCTAATATAACAATTTGTGTAAATGATTTAAAGTTAAGACCAATTAACTCTTCTAGTTTCTTTTGATAATCTTTTTGATGTGCATCTTGGGTTATAAGAACTTCATTCTTATAAATTTCGAATATACCTGGTTTCATACCTCTTACCACACGATAAGAGGTATTATTAACGTCAAATTTAACTTGAACTACACAGTCCTTATCGTTGACTGTGTTAATCAACTGTGTTTTTGAAACATTACGATAAGGCTTATTAAAGATACCATAACACAAAGCATCTAATACTGTAGATTTACCACTACCATTTTGACCGGTAATTAATACAGTAGGTCTATCATTTAAGAATATAGTATTGCCGTTATTACCAGTACTTAAAAAATTCTTATATTGTATTTCTTTAAATGTTATCATCAGCTTCTTTTGCTTCTTCGTAAATCTCTAACATTATCTGTTTGATTTGTTTCTTATTAATATCTGTAGCTACATCATCAATATATTCACTAATTAAGTCTGTAGTTTCAGATAATTCAATAATATCTTCAACATTATCTGCATTAAACTGTTCAAAGCTTTCAATTATTTTAAGCTCAAATGGTTCTTTTAAATTAATTGCATCAATATATCTTTCAAAGTTTTCAAATGATTCTTTTTCTTTTACATATAATTTGACATAAGTATTTTTTAAATCTTCACCTTCTAAATCTGCAGGCTCACTATTGTTTGCATATATTAATTTGATATGATAACCAAGTGGATTTTTAATAAACTCTAATTCTTTAGTTGCTGTATCTAATACCCAAAAACCATGACGTCCACCAGAATCAGACCACATAAGTTCATAAGGCGTACCTGTATAAGTGAAATTTTCTGTTATACTTTGTGTATGATAATGGCCAGATATTACTTTGTTCCAATCTTTAAAATCAAATAAATCAAAACCATCTCTACTGTAATGTCCAGGAAACATAAGTGCACCTTGTACATCATAGTGACCAATAAGAATATCTCCTCCACCTCTAATAGTTTCAAAGCTTTCTTCGTAATTATCTTTACATACCCACGGCATAAGTGTAATCTTACAGTCTTCTATGTCAAAAGACTCAATAGTTTCATACACATTTACGTTTTGTTCTTTACCAATTACTTGTTGAGGTGAGTTATTTTTAAGAGAATGTTTGAAAGGTATATCATGATTACCGACTATGACATCTAATCTCATGTCACGTTTTTGTATAGGTGTCACCATCATTTCTTTTTGAAATGCTAGTGTTTGGATGTTTAACCACTTACGAGAGTCAAACCAATCACCCACTTGGATTACATGTTGTATTTTTTCTTTATCTATATAAGGCCAAAAGACTTCTTCATAAAATCTTTTTTGCCAAGCTTCAATTACAACATTTCTATTTCTAGCACCAAAGTGAGTATCACCCAGTATCGCTATTTTCATCTAATAATTTTTCCCTTATCTTAGTCGCAGATATTTCTTCTATATCTTTATCAAAATGTTCCTGCTCAATTTTATAACCTACGTCCCGTCCGTAAGTGATATGAGTAATGTTAGGAACATTTATAATCTCATAATTATTATTATACTCGTAGCCTTCCTTTTTTAACTCTTCTACAATTTGCTCTTTTCTTTGTTCGAAAGTAAAAGGGTTTTTTTCAGTACCATCTTGTTCTCTTAACAAGATTACTACTTGACCAGTTTTGGAAATTGCTCTCTTAAAAAGAGCAGTATGTCCTTCATGCCAGGGTTGAAATCTTCCAAGCATTTGCGTAGTTTCTTTATGTCTATCCATTCGTTTACTGTGTAGTCTACATCTAAATAATGAGGCATTTCAAATACTTTATTTGTGTCATCATATTCAGATTCTTTTATTGTGTTCATCCATATTGATATTGTAGGTTTAACAATATCTCTATAGTCCTGTCTTGGTGCTATAAAATCTAATATACCAGTTTTACTTGCCATTCGATAAGCTTGTCTTAGCCTACCATCATCAGAAAAATCCCAATCATCATGTAATAGTCTATAGTAATCAGCATTATGATGTGGTATAGTAAAATGGTATGCCAGTTCTCTGGCTAGTGTTGTCTTGCCAGACCCAGGTAATCCAAAGATTAGTATCTTCATTGTTGATAAATTCTAAGTAGTACATCCATCGGTTCATGTTGACCACCATAAGGACTAAGCCATATAATAAGTCCAACACATAACATTGTTAATGCTATACCTAGGATAACTGGTTTCAGTTCATTCATTTAGTTTTCTTTCTAGTTTTTCGTTTCTTTTTAACTTTAAAATCTGGGTTCTCTTTAAAGAATTCTTCTTTTTTGTCTTCCCTTACTTTGTAATGTTTACCTTCAACTTCAAACTCAGTAATGCCTGCTTTAATTGCTTCAATCTCATGTTTAACTCTTAAAGTGTGTGACCGTAGAGTAAACCCTGTTCTACCTTTTTCAGCTTTAGTCTTGGGTTTGGCATCTTCAATATCACCTAACTTTTGGTCAGCATAAGCTCTTGCTTTTTGACTGGCTTCATCACTAAATTCACCATGTAAAAATAGACTCTGTTCAGCTTGTTGTATAAGCTTTAAGTCTATCATATACTTTCTTTTTTCTTTCTTAATTCTTTGCACCATGTGAGAAAATAATATCTGAGTCACAAAAGCAAATCCATTATCAAATCTATCTCCATCAAATCTATAAGCATATTTTACTGCTGCTAAAATTGCATCTTGTATCATCTCATCTCTATAAGAATAGTTAACAAAGTTAGGTCTCAAAGCTAATCTATTTGCCATTCTTATAATACAATCACCTAGATATCTACTCATCTCAGGTCTTGGTTTACCTTTTTCCATTTGCTTTCTACACTTACGTGAGTACTCATCTAAAGCTTTTGTAAACTCTTTATTATTTACGTAATGGGCTGAATCTTTTGTTTGTCTCGCCATTTATATGTCCACACTGTTAATTTTATAATCAAATTTTTCTTCCGTATAATAACGGAATCTTTCTCCTGCATGTCTTAAAGTAAAGTTATCTCTTGACTTCCATTTAATGTCATCAATAATATCATACACTGTTGCAGGTTTACCGTCTTCTGTCTTTCTTAAAATTCTTCCAATAGATTGTAGCACTTTTATTTTAGATTTTGATGGGTGTGCAAATATTAGATTATGCAGATTTCTAATATTAACACCAGTTGAAAATACACCAAGAGATGCTACAATAGTCACATCATTCTTTTCAGCAAATTGTCTTGTCATTTCTCTTGAATCTTTATCTGTTTCACCAGCAATATAGTGTACTTCTCTTTCAGTAATCTCATCAATTTGTCTATGCAACTCTTTACCGTGGTCTAATCTACTAAAGACTACCAAAGTATTACCAGGTAAATCTGCTGCAAGTTTAGATATAAATTTTTGTCTCTTCTCATGGTTTATAATATGTGCTATCTCATCTTGATAGTTCATATCTTTTACAAGTTTTTTATCATTGTCACTATAATTTAATCTCAATAACTGTATTTTTACATCTGATATTTGTTCTTTATCAATAAGTTCTTTTGTTGAAATCATTTTTTCAACATTACCAAATAGACCTTTTAATACTAATTCATGTGTCTTTGCTTCTTGTATTGTACCAGTCATACCCACTCTATCAGGACATATGACTAGTTTCTTCATAATATTTTGTATTGATTTACTTTGTGCATGGTGTACTTCATCAACAATTACACTTCCAAACTGTGCAAAATATCCTGCACTCATTTTATACAATGATTGCCAAGTTGATACAACAACTCTAGCATCTGTTTGTTTTTCTTTTCCACCCATTATACCATGCATATCAGAAAACTTATCATTACTATAATCAACAAAATCAGACATTAATTGTGTGACTAAGTTTATTGTAGGTACAATTATAAGTATTTTTCTATCATGTATTTCTCTCCACCATCTCATTAGAGCATAGATAATTAAAGATTTACCAGATGCGGTCGGTGATAAACATAACATTCTCTGTTTACGCACGCCTTTTTTGAATGCGTCTATCTGATAGTCCCGCATCTGGATTTTTTTACCGCCTGAGTGTAAGTCAAGCGCATCTAAGAAGCCGTCAAGTATTTTGTCGTCAATATTGTTCTCAATACCAGGCATATCTTTTTTGGTACCTTCGAACTCAACATCAATATCAAGGTCCTTAGAAAACTTTGCTATGTCTTGTACAAGACCAGCATAAATTGTAGAGTCTTTTAAATTCGCTAGGCGTATCTTACCGTCCCAATATTTGTTTCTGTACGCGGGAGTAAAATTAGCACCTGGAACTTTGAATGTAAAATAGTCAGATAAAGTCTGTAAATCAGCTTTATCTCCTTCAAAGTTTAGATAAACATCATTGAGTTTGCGAAATAAAATCACGGTAAGTTTGTTCTACTTGCTCATTTGGATAGCATTTGAAAGCAATATCTAAAAATAAAAAATCTTCTCTATTAGCAATCTCCATAAATGTACCTATCTTAAATTTGTTAGTACCACTGTCATCTGTTTCTTGAAATACTACTGTAGGATTCTTTATCCTTACAGCAAAATCTCCTTCAGAAACTACCTCTCCAACAATTAATGGACCACCATCTTTTAATTTAAACATTTTAATCTTACCAGGTTCTGCACAAGGACCTGGAGAAAAAGTATCATCTTCGCTCATAAGCTACCACTCGTAAATCTAGCCCAATCAATTGCGGATTTAATTGAGCTGTTTCTCCATTTGATTTGCTCAAGAATATGATTAGCACCTTCCAAAAGTATATCCATGTACTCTATTTTCTTTAATAAGTCCACTACCTCTGGGTCGGTGTTAACATGTTTCTCAACGCCCGCTTTTGTTTTCAATTTTAAATCAAACGGCTTGTCTTTATAATCCTTTGGATTTGCTTGTCCAGAATAATAAAGTTCCTTTTCTTTCTTAAGTTCTTCTAGTTTATGATTATACGCGATTTTTTTCGCTCTGATATCTAATAAGATTGTTAGATACTTGTGGTGAAGCTTAGGTATATTAGTAGCCTCTCTATCAAGATTGACCTTGTCAATACCAGCGTCTTCTTCCCACATGGAAAGTAGTTGTTCGTGCGTAATCATTATAATAAATATACTGTGATAAACAATTTTTTTCTAATAATCACACTTTCAAATAGACTCGTTCAGAGTCTTATTAATCAACCCACAACTAGGAGACACAATGGCTCGAAGGCAGAAGAAAGCTTCGTTGCAAGCAGAATTAGATGCGTCAAAGGCGTTTCATATTCAGCCCAAGAACGAAACACAAAACTATCTTTTAGAATGTATTCAGAAAAACATTATGACGGTCGCAATAGGACCAGCCGGTACTGGAAAAACATATTGTACTGGTATGAAAGCTGCGCAGCTATTTTTGAAAGGCGAATATCAAAAAATCGTACTTACACGGTCTAACATATCCACAGGTAAATCACTAGGACACTTTCCTGGCACTATCGAAGAGAAGATGGAGCCTTGGGTAAAACCTATCTTGAATGTACTTATTGATGGATTAGGTTCAGGACGTGCAGAATGCATGCAAAGACAGAAACAAATTGAAGTACAACCTATTGAAACAATTCGTGGTACATCATTTGATAATAGTATAATAATTGTAGACGAGGCGCAAAATTTAACAATAGATGAAATTAAAGCAGTGACTACAAGAATTGGTGATAATACTAAATTGATACTATTAGGAGACCCAGCACAGTCTGATTTAAAGAATAGTGACTTAATTAAATTTGTAGATTTATGTCACCAATACAGAGTGCCGGCGCCCATCGTTACGTTTAGTATTAAAGATATCGTGAGGTCTGATATAGTAGCTAACTTAGTGAAAATGTTTGCGAAAGCAGGAATCTGACTCTATATTCATCAACGGCTTCAAAGTGAATCAAGCTACACTTATGTAATACCGAAAAAGAACTATTTTTTCTAAATTTTATCGTTATTTTTTGCGCCATTTGTATACGTTGAATGCTCAAAGTATAGGAACTTAAATGACGAAGTAGAAGTAAGATATTCCACGTCTTGTCTGGCCGCATCATATTGAGGACCATCTAGTGAAATAGGGAATGCATCAAAGAACTTCCATTCTGCAAGCGGCTTTAAATCTGCATCAGCTGCAAATAAAGAAATATTAGACATTGTATTTAAGAAGCCAGGCTCTCTTGCATCTGGTCTTTCAGTCACATTCTTTTTAGTATACTCAGCAAATTGGTCATATGATTCTGGTGCAATCATACCTTTCATCCACTCTAGTATTTGTCTATAACCTTTCATTTCTTTATCAATAAGAAATGTGATATCTAATTGTGCATAATCTAATGTATCACCAGGTACTGTTCTATTTGTATTGTATGGATTTGCAATAGGTAATTCACCAGCACTAATCACAGGTGCATTTACTTGTTGCACTGTGTAAACTATGTCAGGTGCTTTCTCTATTGTTAAAAAGAAATGTTGCGGTGCTGCAAAACTTAGCTCAGTTTGTCTGGCTAAGACGTCTGAAAAATTTTTGCTAACCATTAGCTATCTACCTTGGCGCCAGCTCTCCATTGATAACAAGACCAGTATCTGGCTTTCCATTTTGGTCCTGGGTTATCACAATTATGTCTTGCTCTAAATGATGCTCTTCTGTCTGGGTCATCTCTTTTAATTTCCATGTTTGGGTCTCCAAACCTAACCATAACAACATTACCTTTTGGACCTTTTACATAAACCTTAAATTTAGATTTACCATCTTGAGTTCTTTGTGGGTCATTTAGTTTGACCTTTGTGCCTTGATACTCTGCTTCAGTAATGACATGGTCAAATACTTCATTACATTTCTCACAGCAAAATTCTTCAAAGTTTTTCATATACTATTTATATAAAAAAAGGGGAGCCGAAGCTCCCCTTTAAAATTCGTTATCGAACGTGGCTTACACGTTGTCAACTCTGAATTTTCTGTAGTACATGTTCGAACCAGGAGCATGTAAACCTTGAGATTGAATAGTTCTCGCAGCAAATGGGTTTGATACCATTCCGTAACGAGTTTTAAATCCAATTTTAGGTTGGAATGTTTCCTGACTAACCGCACGAACCATTTGTAAAGGAACGTATGGGCAGTAGAACATACCTGCATCCATATTGTTAGTACCTTTATAACCAACAACAACATAGTCGCCGTTAGTTGCATAAGGGTCAACATAGACTTTAGTACGTCCGTTTAGTACTCCAGCAAATGTACCACTTGTTACGTCTACATTTAGATTATCTTGTAATCCAGATGTGTAGTCAAGTAGTCCAGCCATAGTTAAGGCAGATGCAACATTCGCAGAACAAAGGATAAAGTTTCCTTTACCTCTTCTTGTTTCAAATGCAATTTTATTACATTCTTTTTCGATTTGCATCATTAGGCCTTTTTGTCTTTCAACAGACCATCTTCCTTGACCATCAGCGATTAAGTCAAAGATTCCGTTAGTTGTTAGACCTTGGGCACCATATTTAGCCTGAGATAGGATAGTGTGAACAACTTCCCTATTGATTTCCGCTAGGATTTCAGTAGAAAGAATGTTCGCTAATTCAGCCTCAGCGTCCAAACCGTGGACAGCTTTAAGGTCTTGAACTAGTTCCATAGTGTATTCACTTTTGAGAGCTCTTGTTTTAGCTTCAACAGCTGTTCTCTCAATTGTGAATGACATTTCACGGAAGTTATCCCCTTCTCCCTCTCTTGTAGCCATTCCGAAAGAAGTATTTCCTTCAGCTTGACCACTTGGCATATAGCCAGAGTTTAGGCCAGGGTTTGCAGTAACTGTGTCTACAAATGGGTCATTTACAGGTGTAATTGAACCAGTATCAGTTACAGGGTCAGAGTCAGCAGTGCTAACACCATCATTTTTAGCTCTAGAGACAGCAAATGGGTTACCAGATGTGTCATCGTTGCTTCCAGCAGAGTGCGTATTAGGCGTACCTGTGTTAAACGCAGTACCTGAGAAGTTAGAGAACGGCTCATCGTACATAGCTTCGATACCAAGACCATTACCATCGCCACTAACACCTTCGTTAGTATTGTTGTATCTTGCTCTTAGTGCGAAAATAAGACCAGTTGGAGCGTTCATAGGTTGAACACCACATAGGTCAAATGCCATCATTTGTGGAACCGCACGTCTAACTAGAGATATAATGATAGGGTCATAACCAGCTCGACCAGTAGCGTTTACAGCACTATTAGTGTTTGCACCACTCATAGCACCACCAAAGCTAGCACCAGATAAAGAAGCTTCTTCTAAGTTCTGCTCCTCTGCCAATGCTTTCTCTGTATTTTCGAGAACTTGTGCAAGAACAGCTTTCTTATCACGCTCATCTACTTTTGGTAAATCTTCGTGTTCGATCACTGGAGCCCATTTCTCTGTAAGTACGTCGTATGACATGGTTTTTCTCCTAAGTTAAAATTTAGTTAGATTATTAATTTTCTTAAAAATCGTTAGGTTTTTCATTCTTATTTAAGTGCAGTTTTAGACAAGTATCTAACGTACTGCGATACAGGGTTAGCCGTATCAGTTTCAGGTTGGCTTTCGCCTTCCTGACCTGTGAAGACTTCATCACCATAAGATGATAGAGCTTTAGCTGCAGTTTCCGGATTATCGAAGTAGGACTCTTTGAGAGCCTCTAGCTTCTCTTTGTACTCTTCAGTACTACCAGCTTCTACACTTTCACCCAATTTTTCTAGGCGTATCTTTTGGGTTTCAGTTAAGCCTTCACTAACTTCAGTAGTTATGTCGGCTCTTTCGAAAGCTAGCACTTTCTCTTGCAGCTTTTCAACAAGTTCGTCTTTCTCACTCATTTGGTCTTTATATCCTTCAACCGCTTCAGTGAGTTCATCAACAACCTTGATATCATCTTCAGGTATGTCAATGTAATTCTTTTCAAATAAACCTTTAAGGTCTTTCATAAAAGTTTCAGCAATTTCTGTTCTAAGAGAATACTTAATTTCTAAAGCATTTTCTTTTAACCACTCTTCAGTAGCATAGTCAGTGTATTGTGAGAACTTCTCTTCTAAATCTTTCATTCTATCAGCATTTTCAGCTTCTAGTTTTTCTTCGATTTCTTTAACCTTAGCATTAACTTTTTCGTTAACAGCAGTTTCAAAGACGATAGCGGCTTTTTGTTTGAAGTCTTCGTCAAGGTCAACATCTTCTTCCATGTCATCCTTAGCCATTTCTTCTGTGTCTTTAGCCATTTCATCTTTTTTGGACTTCATTTCTTTGACTTCATCTTCTTCTTCATCCATGTCGTCTTTTTTCATTTCGTCCATTTCGTCTTTTTCATCCATGTCGTCTTTAGCCATTTCATCTTTAGAATCTTTGGCCATTTCATCCATGTCTTTTTTCATCTCCTTAGGCTCATCCTCTTCCTCGTCCATATCATCTTTTTTCATTTCTGATACGCCTTTTTTCGGATCGGAGTCGTCTTTCATAGGAGTTTCGATTGGGTCTTTACCTTGGTCATGAGGACCTTTGTCAGCCTCTGCTTGTTCAGCATCAACATCGCTTTTAGCCATATCTATTGTTGCTTTATCTTGAGGTGGTAAATTCTTATCGTTGGCGTTTTTCTCAATTTCAGTAGGTTGCTTTTCAGCTTTTACTTCACTAGCATCCTCATCCATATCTTTTTTCATTTCTTTAGGCTCATCTTCCTCTTCATCCATATCGTCTTTTTTCATTTCTTCTACGGATTCATTGGCACCGTCTTTACGGACTTTAGCTAAATCTTTAGCATCGATATCGCCATCGCCATCTTTATCTAATTTCTTTTGGTCACCTTTGAGCTCTTCTTTTTTCTCTTTATCACCATGAGACATTTCTTCGACTTCTTCTTTTTCGTCTTCCATCTCATCCATGTCTTTTTTAGCCATCTCATCGACTTCTTTAGTCTCTTTCTTGTCTTTTTTATCTTTGATAGCTTTTTGTAGAGCAGGTGGTAATTTTTTCTGACCAGCAGTTAATTCTTCTTTGACGTCATCTTCTTCTTCATCCATGTCGTCTTTAGCCATTTCTTTTGGCTCTTCTTTAGTTTCCTTAACTTCGTCCTCTTCCTCGTCCATGTCTTTCTTAGCCATTTCGTCCATGTCTTTTTTCATTTCCTTAGGCTCTTCTTCTTCTTTTTCCATGTCCTTCATTTCTTTTTTCTCTTTGTCGGCATGGGACATTTCTTTGACGTCTTCTTTCTCATCTTCCATTTCATCCATCTCATCTTTTTTCATTTCAGAGACTTTTTTCTTAGGGTCTGAGTCGTCTTTCATTGGAGTTTCAATTGGGTCTTTGCTTTGGTCATGTGCAGGTTTGTCAGCTTCTACTTCTGCACTTGCGTCTGATGCATTATTTTCTTTATCACCACCGACATCTTTCATTGGCTCAGCGCCTGTTTCATTTTTGTTAGGCTCAGCAGTTGGAGCAGCTGCTTGTTTATTAGCTATAGTTTCTTTTTCAGCGGCAGGTAATTCTTTATCGTTGACGTTTTTTTGTACAGTAGTATCTTGACCCTCAGTGACTTCTTCCTCTTGAGGATTTTTGATTTCGTCTTTTTTAGTCATGTCAGCTTCTTTTGCTTGAAGGTTTTTCTCCATCAAGTCTTCGATGACTTCAATAAGACCTTTTTTCTCTTCGTTATTTGACATTTTGCTATAGCTCCAAATATTAATTTATTTATTTTTTATTGATTCTCTAAGAACCTTTTAAACAATTTTAGTTTTGTATTATTTAATTCTCTACGACCGGCCTCTGCTAACTCTTTTCGAGCTTTTTCAAGGTCGACCCTCTGCCATACACCTGATTCATATATCCAATCTGCTTGCTCATAAACTCCCTCAACGAAAGCCTCTTGAGCAGATGGGTCAAATACAACATCAGCTGCTGTAGTTAAGACAAAATCTTCTTGCACTTCATTATATCCCTGACGAGTCATTCTCAAAGAACCTAATCCTCTAGATGAAACACCAATTTTTACGCCATCGTCAAGTAGATTTTCAACGATTTTACCCATCGGAGTACTAAGGACTTGTGCTTTTCCTTTATAATAATAACCATCTCTAGTTAACTCTTTAGTCATGATGGCTGCTCTTTCAGGGTTTACAACCGGTTCTGCCGGGTGGTTTAATTCTCCCAATGCTCTTGACTGAGAGATATAATCTTTTTTGTAAGCTTCTACAGCTTTGTCCATTACGTGTTGTGGATATACACGTCCATTTCTATTTTGTTTTTCTGCTTGTAAGAATGGACCTTGAATATATTTCTTCTTTTGTTCTTTACCTTCTGTCAGAACTTCGAGGTCATTGAATGAAATATCTTCTTTAATTAACTTCATTATTGCCCTCTAAATACTATGATAGCATTTGGTGATGTACCAGAAATAACTACATTACCTTTAGCTTGAACGATTGGAACTCCACCTGTCATGTTAAAGTCCCATTTACCAGTAGCAAATACCTTTCCATCAATTGTAATAGCATTAGGACCCATGTTAGTCACTGATTCCATTTTGATTGGTCTCATATAGTGATTGATGTTCTTTTCATCTGAGTCAGATGCTGGTGATTGGTCTGGGCCGTAAATATTTTTAATTTGATAAGTAAATGTAAAATCATCTGAATCAAGTGTTTCAGCTGTATCTACATGGTAGACTACTCTGTTTCCTTGTGATGAACCTTGAATCCCTACGGATTTACTAACAACTGTATTTGCCATATCTTATTTATTCCTTTATGTACCTGCGTAATTACGAGACCTTGTTTTTACTCTTTTCTTAGTAATTCTTGATTTTAGTGCAGCTAGTTTCTTTTTACCAGCTCCCATAGCTCTTTTAGCTCTTTTTAGCTTGATACCTGTTCTACGTAATCTAGCTTTTTGTGTACCAGTTTGAGGTATACATCTATTACCCTGTAATCTAGTTCCTCTTGGGCATCTTTTTCTTTTAGTAATTCTTCCCTTAGACCTTCTAAAAATAACTCTTGCTCTACCAGGTTGAGCTTCATCAAATGTAGTCATTCCATCTTCTAATGGGTCATCCATATCTTCTGGTAAGTCTTGGTTTACTAAATCAAATGAATCAGCAAACATCGCATCTTTAATTTTTAAGTAATTATTTACACCATCATCGTAGTGGTCTCTCATACCATCAATTTCAAATTCTACATCCATCAACTCACCAAACTCATCAGGTATAAAGTCATAGAAAGTTTCTGGACATGAACATGTACCAGCATCTTTTTCATCATCTGGACAGTCACAAATAGTATCGTTTAAGTCAGTTTCAAGAGCTTCATCTAATTCGATTTCATAATCAAAATCAACTACTTCTTGAAACTTTTCAATTGCTACTTCGTCATGTATTTCTTGTAAAGTATCTTCGTCAATAATATGGTCTGATGATACAGCAATACCTTCAGATACCTGTGCTTTTACCTTAGCACGGTATTCATCAAACTTATTACTTTTCCAGTCTCTAAGATTGCTCATCTGTTTTAGTTTCTTCTTTGTCTGTTTCTGCTACTTCAGGCATAATAAAGTCTTTTGCAATATTTGCCTTCATATCAGCTAGTTTTTCAAAAGCTTTTTTGTCTAATTTCTCTTTCGCATCAGACTTGAAACCTTGTTCGTCATTTAAAAGTTCTTTAAGTCCACTCATAATTTATTTATACTCCCTTAGCCTCTAATCATATCCATCTCCAGCTGGAGATTTTGTTTTAGTTCTTCTTCAAGCTCATCTTTTTCGCCTTTGCCTTCGTCATAGAGAGCTTGACCATTTAACTGAACACCACCTGGTAATTCAGTATTCTCATACTTTTTCAAGTTTGAGCCCCACTGCATCTTTAATAATGCTGTAGAATACTTTTTAATCCATATATCATTGTAAACATCACCATATATCTCAGGGTCAGTTGCTTCATAACATTCAACTAAGAAGAACTCTCCCTTTTTAGGACGCTTCCAATCAATATCCAGGTAAAGTCTATTTTTGGCTTTACTAAATCTAATTGCTGGTGATGTGTTTAATAGGAAATCTATATGCTCAACATACATTTTTTGTATGTAATATCCAGTAATACCTGAACCTGCAGCATTACCATAAAATGCATCAAAGTTATTTAAGAAGTATTGGTATTCATAATTGTACATACCAGACTGAGCAAAGCTATCTACTTTAGCTACTCTTGATATTTGTATTATATTTTCTGGTACTCTTATTCCTACTTGTCCACCTTCAACTAGAGCATAGGAATCTTTTAGATATAATTGTTCTTTTTGATAGTTCTTTCTAAATACTTTATTATCTGAATCTAACGGTAAATCACTATCAATTTTTACATAGACATTAAAACCTGTATCTGAGTCAGTATTTTTACTTGGATTGTGAAATACTCTAGCACCTTTTTTATATTCTGAATCATGATTGAATACAGGAGCTGTAATGTCTTGGTGGCGTCTTTGATTTTCAGCTATTACTTTAGCATTTACTTCTAGGACTCTATATGTTCTTTCATTACCGTCATAATGATACTCTTGATACATTTTAACAGCATCATCTATACAGTCTTCCAATTGGACATCAGACACTTCTACGTTTACAACAGGTGCTCCACACCTACGTAGCATATAATCAGCTAAACTTTGTTTACTTTTCGGTAGTGCCATCTATATTTTCCCGTGATTCACTGTACATGTCCATTTGGTCATCTTCAGTATTTATTTGACCTTTATCGATTTCTTTCATTATTTCACGGTCAATCCTAGCAATATCGTCTTCAGACTGAGCTAAGATGATTTTTCGCACATATTCAATAGAGAAATATTTACCTACATATTCAGTAGCATCTCTTAACAGATTCATTCTGTCTGTTAGTAGTTCTACATCTTTGAGTTCTTTGAAGTGTGTATCTTCTATAAAATCAAAAGTGATGTGGGTTCTCATTTCATCGAATTCTTCTGCAGTACAAATGCCTTTTAGTGAACATTGTACTCTTAATATTTCATTAAAGAGTTCACCAAATTGTTTCTTTAACCTTGCAACAAATTTACCAAACTTAAGTTCATCTCTTGAAATATCAGATGCTCTACCAATTTGGAAAGCTGTATCAGCACCATTTACTCTTGATAGTGGAACGTTAAGAGCTTCATATAATTTGTTTTTAAAGTATATGATATCATCAAGGTCACCCAGATTCTGGCCACCAGGTAGGGTAGTAATCTCTGTTGCTCTTCCGTCTCTTCGTGGTAGCCAGAAATCTTCTAAGACACTCATAAATTTACGACTGTCTCTGATAGCACCAGTGACTGGGTCATAATCTATTTTGTTTCTAAATCTATTTTGCATATCTCTAAGATACTGCTCTGCTTTAATCTTTGGTAGATTACCAACATCAATATAAAATATTCTTCTTTCTGGTGCTCTTGCTATTCTATAAACAATTAAAGAGTCTTCCATAGACCTTAAGTTATTGAAAGCTTTTACAGCTTTATCTAAATAACCAATAATCATTCCTTTAGTTTTATCTACTATACCAGATGGACAAAATACTACAGAATCTTTAGATAATTTAACTGCTGCACCCATGTCACCATCAGGCATGAATTCAAAATGTTCTTCTACATCTTCTAAGAATGGCATACCAAGTTTTACATTTTTAGAATAGATGGGTTTGATTACTCTTTTCATTTTCAGAGAATCAATTGGTCTTAACTCTTGAATACCATCTTTTGGATTTTTAGAATCGATAATTACTTGATAGTATAGTCTACCATCAATATACCAGTTTCTAAAAGTTTCATAAGATTTCTTTTGGAATCTTAATAGTTCTAATGTTTTTTGGAATTCTGTTCTAATCAGTTCTTTAATCCTGTCATCCATATTCAAATTGTCTAATCTGATAGATACAGGTGCTCTGTCATGCTCAACCACAAAAGCTTCATTGACTATATCATCAATAGCCATGTCAGCTTCTGGATAAAGTGCTACTTCTCTGTATGTAGATATAAGGGCGTGCTCGGTTCTGGCTTTATCGTCTTGTTCATACGTATAGCCTATACGACCACCAACCGGTAAATCAGTTCCATCGTCTAACTGAACCGGTACTGGAGAGGGTATTTTAGGTGATTTTTCTGGTGATATTAATTCAAAGCCAAATAAATCTTCTTTTGTTTCTGCCATGTTTCTCCTAACACTGTTTTTTCATAATATGCCGCTTTAGTATTATACTAAAACGTACGCAATAATTCTTAACCGACGTTGTCGGTAGTGTTCGAAGTCCAGAATTGATATCTGATAGTTGCAGAGAACTCTGATATTGTATCGGCTGTGTCAAAAGATACATCAATTGGATCGATTGTAGTTGGGAAACAACCACGTAGAACTATTGATTTATTTACTTCACCATCTTTGCCGATTTGCTCGACAGTCCAATCTTGAACAAAAGAAGCAAAATCAGTAGCATCAATTCCGCCCGCCGAAGTATTACCAACATGCGTATTAATATTATTACTCCATGATTCCATTGCATTTCTAATAGCAAAGTTATTATCGTTAATCACGGTTATCGTCCAAGGTTGAAATTTTCTATCACCTGGTAGATATAATTCTCTTCCACGGTATGGAACCATAATTTCAGTAAGTTCAGAACCAGGTAATTGTGCTGTTTTAATCATGAATGAACCAAGTTGTACTAGTCCAAGTCCAGTTGAATCTGTATTTGTGACTCCAGCTGGAAATTGAGGTATTACTCTAAATTGGTTGGCTCTTGCGCCTCCACCGATTAAAGCTGCTTTAAAATCATCTATTCTTGCCATTTATTATGCTCCTGCTACCTCTTCAAAACTAACTCCACTTCGTACTGCTACAAAGTTAAGTGTAATGAAGTTAATTGAACGATTCGGTTTGATGTATATATCAGCCACGAATCTGTTTCCATCGATTACTGCAGCCGTGTTGTTTGAAGCATCACAGACTACTTTAAAGTCTGTCATTCCTCTCCTTGACTTAACATCAGCCAAGAACGGCTCTACTGCGGCTACAAAATTTGCTCTTGTAAAGTCATCATTAAATTCAAACAATTGGAACTTAGCAGCTGTAGCAATTGCTTTTTCTAAGACAATGAATAACCTTCTAACATTAATTCTATCAAATGCTGATGGTTTGCTAAGAGCTGTTTTATCACCAAATAGTAATGTACCCTGTCCTTTAAATGTTACGACTGGGTTAACTCTTGATTTGTAAAGCTCATCTCTTTCAGCTTGTGATGGATTGAAATGTAATTTAACTACGTTTTTGTAGAATCCTCTATTCAAACCAGCTGGTGAGAACCAAGCATCATTTGTAAATTCTGCTCTTGCTGTGACTCCTGCAGTATCTGGATTTAAAGGCATATTAAAGAACTCGTCATTATATCTATCATATTGACGTTTCCAACCTGAATCAAATACACCGTAAGAGTTTGAATTCCAATCTGAGAAGTAATCAACTATTTTTCTAGCTGATGGACTGTTTACAGCCACTGTTTCTGACGGTGACATAAATGCCATTGCATCTTTTCTTTCTTTTGCACCAGCCATTACATATTTACCGACTGTAGTGCTATGTTCACCAGTAATTAGTAAGTTTACATCTTCAGTTTCAGCATCTAGTAGCTTATCATAAGCTGCTTGTAATGCACCATCTGTGACAGCTGAACCATCATTACCATTCTTAAGCTGTGCTTTATAGATTGGTGTACCTGAAGAATCTGATGGTAAATCTGAATCATAAGTTCTTTTCAATGTAGCAAATGAACCTCTTGCGATACTTGTAATTGTAGCACCTGGTGTATAGTTTGCTCCACCAGCTCCTGTTGCATTTGTTCCAAAGTTATTTACTAAGTAAATCCATTCTGATTGTTCGTTAATTTTATTTACAAAGTAGTTATTAGCATTGTTTCCATCTTTACTGTTTGCAGCTTTAGATAGGAAAGGATAAGTTTCTAATACTTCGTGAGTAGTTCCAGTTGGTCTGTCATTTAGTGTGTAGACCATAACGTGAACTTCATCTCTTAAATCTGAGTCATAAGTTTTTGCCCAGTCTGATGTGCCTGGTACTGAGTCAAAGTAATCTCTTAATTTAACTGAACCAAATACGTTTGTTGTGTTGTAAGTATCTGAATCCAATGCACTATCTACAATTAGTACACCAATATCATTACCTAAACTACCTGGGAATCTTGCGTATACTGTAGATGTTAAACCTGAGATGTCTGATGTAAAGTCTGTTTCGTTTTGTATGTTTGCATCTGAATCAACTGCATTATCGGAGTCACCCATTGAAGCGTTTAAAGCTCCAGTTGCAGCTGCACGAACTACTTTACAAGCATTTGCATAAGATAAGAAATTAGCTGCTGCATACCAGTCATCTCTGACGTATCCAGCATTAGTTCCTTTTCTTGGAAATCCGTGTTTGTTTAATAAATCTTGCTCTGAAGATATAAGTGTGACTTCATTTACAGGACCCCACTCAAAACGTCCTGCAAAACCTCCGATCGACGTAGCGACGGCTGGTACGATATTTGTAAGGTCTGTTTCTTTGACCTGTACTCCTGGGCTTACTAGAAATGCCATGTATGTGACTCCTTAAGAATTCTTTATAGTTTATTTATTTTTTAACAATCTACTGAGGTTGTTTTTTCACAGTCCCTCTACACTTCTATTTATAATTGTCAATCATTAGAAATTTGGGTCAAAATTCTGATATACCTTGTCAAACCATTCAGGTTTTTCATCTTCTTCAGTATTGATCGGAGTCCATAAATCACCAGATTGGTCTTTTTCTCCTATGTATGTATCATTTTCTGACAACCAACCTATTGGCATATCATCTTTGTCTTCTAATTGGTCTTTGTACATTATTCGAGAAGCATTTAGTTCAGTTAATTCTTTCCAATGTTCACAACCAGTTGCCCACCCAAACAATACCAAACACATGACTAAGTCATCATTTGTACCTGGTTCTGCTGCAAAGGATGCACCAGATTCACCTTTTCTTACAAAAGTTGTGAGTTCTACATATATATCATAGTCTTCTACAATTAGTTTATCAGCTTCTATCAATGATTTTACATTAGAACAACCACTAGTTTTGACAGAATGTGATGTAGTCACACCTAATTTTGCACTTGGTCCTCCACCTAATTGGTGTCCAGCTCTACCTTTTGATGATGACCTCAATAAATTTTCATAACTGAGTTCAAAATGTAAGTCATTTAACACTTGTGCACCTAAGTCATTTGCCTCTACTAAAACATGTGCATCATTAAAATGTTTACCTACATTAGATATGAATTGTGGTAGTACCATTGGTGATATTTCGTTTGACCTAAATTTGGCCACTGCTTTATATGGTACAGTTGTAATATCAAATACTACAAATGCTGAATAGTCTAATCTAATACCTCTTGCCGTATCACATACAAGAATATATTTGTGTCCTTGTTTTGGTTCTTCATGATAGTCTACATCTTCAAATGTTTTTATAGGTTCTACATAAGACATATTTTGTAATTTAGTAGGTGATATCAAAGTATTACTTGAACCAATAAATTGACATTCAAACTCTTGTCTGAACTGGTCTTCGGATGTGTTAGCAATTTGTTCTTCTTTCCAATTCTCATCTCTACCTGGTACATCCCACCAGTTTATTTCAATAGGATTAAATTGTGACCTTCTTGCTGTAGCTTCAGTCCACATTTTATAGAAATGGTTCATACCTCTTGGTGTAGATACAACTATCATTTTTGTATCTGAACCAGATGAAATTGTAGGATAAACTGAACGGAAAAAGTCTTCAGCATCATTTGGTGGTACAAATGCAAACTCATCTAGGAATAATAAAGAGAATGACATACCCCTAGCAGCTGAACCAGATGATGATGTTGCTATTACTTTACTACCATTCTCTAATGATATTGACCTTTTATTCCAAGTAATAACACCTTGTTGTAGCCAATACGGTAAATTTTCATATGACAATTGTAATCTACCTAAAATCTCTTGTGCTAATTCACCTTTGTTTGCTAGTATACCAACAGTTTTACCTGGATTAAAAAGTAAGAACCATAAGATATATGCGACACTTGTGGTTGACTTACCACACTGTCTTGGTAATTTAGCTATGTTAAATCTGTTTTGATGAAAAGACGATAACATTTCTCTTTGAAAGTCATATAGTGTAAATGGTATTTCACCAAAGTCTACTGACATGATTTTCATATAAGACTCTGCAAAGTATACTGGGTCTTCCATACACTTCTTATATTCTCTTAATTGTTCTGGTGTGTATTCTAGACTTTGATAACCTGCTTTAATATTTGGATTACCAACATAGTGAGAAGCTTTTGGGTCATTCTCAAATAACTCAGGTCTTGTTTCTCTTGTTGGTGTTTCTTTATATTTTCTATTTTCAGCAAGAAATGCTAATAAGTCTTTTTTAGACTCGAAAAAATGGTCACCGAACTGTTTCCAGCCATCATGAAGCTTTGAGTCGTACTCCTTATCACTAATATAGTTCATAGGATTACTCTTTGCCTAATAACTCTAACAAATCTTTCGTGTTTAGTTTTACGTTGAGATTGTTATTTGTCACATTGCTATCTTTTGTGCCGCCTTTATTAATACGTTCCACACGGATGTGATGGTCCATAAGTTGGCCTGCAATATTACCTAGCGTTTGTGCCGTATTAGATGCCACTTCAATGGCTCGCGGGTGCTCGGACTCCTGCGCGAGTTGAACAGCACTATCAAGTACGTCTTGAAGTCTCTCGCTTGCAGCGTACAGGACTTCCCTGGCATACTCGTAGTCATCTTGACGATGTTGTACTAATTTGGCTACTTGACCTTTGGTATCTTTGACCTCGGTATCTAGTTCAGTTAGTTGTTTATCATCTTTTTCCATACTCTATTTATAGTATAAGTATAATATGAATAAGGATGATTTTGTAATTGAATTACCAGACTTTCAATTTGATAAAGATAGATTGATAGAGTTTATGAATTCAGATGTACTAGGTGAGTGGAGAGAACTAAACCATTTTCCTATGAAAGGGCTAAGTAATGAATTTAATCTTGGGAGCACTTTTCTTATGGAAGGTGGTGGTTATTTGTTAAAAGAACTAGAAACAAAACACGTTGAATATGTACGTCATATATATGATAGAGTAAATCCTAACATATTACTATGGGCTCAAATGGCTTTAAGACCGGCAAACTTTTTAAGATATCCACCCTATATGAAATTAGCAAAACACAAAGATAGATTAAGAACAGGTAGTATTCACTTTCCATTAGGACCAGGTGAACCTACTAATTTTTATGATGATGACTACAATTTAATATATCAACATGAACATAATGGTAATCCAGTTATTATGCACACTCACAAATACTTTCATGGTGTGGATAATAAAGAAAAAGAAAGATATTGTTTTCAAATTACACTAAAACATCCTTGGGAATTATTACATGAATGGAATGCGAATGGAACTCTCTATAAAAGTTGAATCAGTAGACCCTGCTCAAATGAACTCTATACAAATGTTAGAGTTATTTGAATTTTGTTCAGAAGCAGCAGAAGAAGATTTACCACCTGCTAAAAATATGGAAGTTGAAGATTATGAAAATAAGCCAGAAACTTTACTACACAAATTGTGGGTATCTAAAGAATATGACAGATTATTTTTAGGTTGGCACGGTGAAAGATTAGTAGGTATATCAGCTTGTTATAAGTTAAATAATAAAGTTATGATATGTGGCTGCCGTTCTTGGACTGTACCAGATATGAGAACTAAATATGTTCATGGTAATCATATATTCCCTGAACAGTTTAAATATGCCAAGAAAAAAGGATGCCATGCGGCTTGGTTTACATTTAATGATTACAATGTATGGCTATATAAATTTTTAAAAAGAATTAGTGAAGGTAAAGCTACTGCATTTGGTATGAAAAACTCAGATACATATAAGGACCTTAAATTTTTAAAAGGTCCAATGTTAGTTAAAAACACACTGCAACAAGTAGCAATAAAAGTATTATGATACCAGTATTTGCTCCACTTAAAAATCAAATAGACTTCAGTGAACATAAGATTGTTGAAGAACTATTAGGTAATGATATTGATAAACACAGTGTATTAGCCACTACTACATTTGAAGATGGACAATCAAGATGGAAAGGTGTTATGTCATTTGAAGATGAAAAGTTTGCTAAAACTAAAGATGTAATACACTATGAAGGTAGTGATGATTCAAGGTCAATTGTAAGAGGTATGGATACGTTTTGGATGACTAATCTTACTTACCATGATGAACGTTCCAGATATGAGAGTTGGGATTATCAAAGAACAATACCATTATGGGTAGAACATCAGCACCCTTGGAAGTTTAGAGACGATTTGAATATACCTTACACAATAACTGTAATTGAACAATTACCTTTTGAATATGTCACTACTGTCAGATGTATTTTACAAAGTCCTCCATCAATTGGTGTTATACATGCTGATTCTGGTAAGAAAATGAATCAACAATATTATGCTGATGGTAATGGTTCTATAACTATTAATGTATTAGCTGGTGGTGCTAATCTTTGGGTTGAAACAGATACTGGTGAAAAGATGATTGATGAATCTAAATGGAAGGTTTGGCATTTTGATGATTCAAATCCTCACTGTACTACGGAGACGAAATCACGAAGAATACAATTAAGAGTATTTGGAAAATTAAAATCAGATTATAAGACGTTCTTAGATTTCGAACACGCAATCTATTAGACTGGTTCTCCACCTTTGTATTGGTCTTTCGCATAAACACCTAATCTAGCATTATCAATTTCAATCTTATCTACTTTTTGCCTTCTTTGATTATACCTAGCTACATAAGTAGGTTCATATCCTCCTTTAGGAACTTTTGGTCTTACTACTTTATGAGTAGATGTAATTTTGTAAACACCATTACCACCAGTTAGTGTCATTTGACCTTGGTGAAATTCATCCACATTATATGGTGATGGACTCTTACCAGCTTCAGGACCATATAAAGTTAATTGTTGAACTCTTTTATCTTTTACTTTTCTTACTAGTTTATCACCAGAACGTAAACCATCAGGTCTAGCATCTTTGACTGCTTGTGCAAAATCTTGTACCCTTGGATTTTTTGCTAAATTTTTGTCTTTAGCAATACCACCATACTGTTGAAAGTCTCTTGCAGTCGAACCAGCTTTATGTGATATAAAACCTACTTGTGTTTTACCATCAAGACCAATAAGTGAAAAATCAGATTTTGGATTTCTATCTCCTCTATACGGTGGTGTTTTGATTACATCAGTGACTTTTACTTTTCTATTTCTGATTATTATTGAAATGTAAGGTGTGCCTTCTTTTTCTATTGTTTGTAGTAAATGATTTCTAAAACTTGTTAGGTATGCATCTTCAGCCGCCTCTCCAGAACCAGCACCTCTTCCACCAAACTCAGGTGTTTTAAATGTATCTTTAATATTAAGTGCTTTACCATTTACAAAAAACTTAACTTTTGTATTAGTAGATTTAGGGTCTTCTAAAGTAGCTTGCATAGATTCAACACCATGTTCTACTCCATTTACTTCTATCTTTTTATCTAAAACTGCTAATCCATTTACAGTTAGTATCTCTTCACCATTTCTTATTTTGTCTACTAAAATAGTTATACGACCACGCTTTCTCATTTTACCTAAGTCATTTCTTAGCCACTGAGGTTTAGAAGCTTCATCTAAAAATTCATTAAATTTTTTATGTATTTTTGTTTTCATTTTAATGGCTTACTTAATTCTTCCCAACTAGTTTCATAATCATTATCACCGTCAGCATAACCCATGACACCTAGCTTTTCGTATTCAGGTATCAGTTCATCATGCAACAGTCCAATCTTTTTAAGGTTAGGCATAATCCTACTAAATAATACATCTTGGAATTGTGTTTGAAATACATTCTCTTTCATATAGTTTTCAGTCTCATCAAAGTCTAATCCATATTGTTCCCAAACTTCAAATGCTCTTAATCTATTTCTGCTCACTGTACAAGCTTCCAAAGCAAATTTAGCTCTATCTAATTGGTCTTCTTCAGATAATGTCTTAACAAAATCAGCCAAATAGTTAATACCAAAAGTCACATGTCTAGCTTCATCTCTTATTATAAGTTCTAACATTTCTTTAAACACTGGGTCTCTTGTGCCTTCTTTTGCTGCATTAAAAGCAGCTAATGCTAGTCCCTCAATAATAACTTGCATACCAATAAATTTTAAATCCCATCTTTCATCAGTTAATATCTTATCTAATAAACCTTTTAGTGCTCTTCCAATTGGCCAGCTTTTTCTAAGTCTTGTTTGTATATACTTATTGAAACATTCTACATGTCTAGCCTCATCAAATGTTTGAGAAGCTGCATATAGTTTAGCATTAAATGTAGGTGCACATGAAGCTAATTGAGATGCAACAAGTAAAGCTCCTTGTTCTCCATGTAGGAACTGACTAACAGCCCATGAATTCATATCACTTAAAAATGCTATCTTCTTATCTTTATCCCATGTCTTGTATACTGGATGATTTGCCCATTGATTGTCTTCAAAGTCAAATTCTTCATCTTGCATACCAATAAAGTTTGGTGTCCAATCTACATCTACCTCTACATCCCAATTTAATTTCTTGCCCAAGTCATACAATTTTCTAATTCTATTATCTTGAACAGTATAGTCCCAATTGTATGAACCAGTCAAAGGTGTTTGAAAAATTTCTACAACATCTACTGGTAGAGACTTTTTAGGATAAGTACCATCAAACTCTATTATTTCTTGTGGATTCTTTTTTTCTTGTATTATCATTTTTTTAGGAGTAGTATAAACGGCTTTACGGGGTCGAGTTCCCACCACTTTTCACCTGGAAACATATTTGAAGGCCTGTGATGATGGTTGTTGTGCCAGTTTTCTCCTAATGCTATCGGTAGCATCCAAGGTGTATTTTTACTATCTTCTCTAGTTTCATATGTTCGATAACCACTCATATGATTCCAATAATTACTCATATTGGTACTAAATACACCCATGAATCCTGGTACAATACCTAAGAATAACAGTGCATTAAGTCCGCCAAAAGCGAAGAGTAAAGCATAGTAAGACAGAATAATAAGATGATACCAATCGTGAAAGAAGCCATGTACTTTATCTTTTAACATATGACGTGCATACATTAAAGCCGCACTTGGCTTATCTCTAAATAATCTATCATCATAAAAAGAAAACAGGATTTTCCATCCATGTTCATGTGGAGAATGTGGGTCATACTCCTTATCTGTATAATGGTGGTGTTGTCTATGCATCATCACCCACGCTAATGGCGAACCGGTATTTGCGAGTATGCCAAGTAAGGAAAAAGCATACTCGACTATCTTATAAGTCTTAAATGACCTATGAGATAATAGCCTATGATATGTAAAATTAATTCCAAGAGCTATAATTGCAAACCACATAGCAAATGCTGCTACCCACCAACCAGCTGCTACTGGTAAAGTGAAAGCATATATAACTCCGGCTAAAAGTAAGAGATGCTGATATGGAAACCATTCAGACCTCGGACGCGTAAATTGTTTAATATAGTTAATCATAAAGTATTTATTCTGCTATAAATATATTTTTATTATGGGAACAATAATGCGTCAACTTTCTATCGAAGACAGAGACCAAATCTATGACCTTATGATGCGTAGATATATTCAATTGTCTAAATCACCAGTTCAATCCAGAAGCAATGAAAATGTTCAAGAACAATTTAACTTATTTATGAATGAACACATGGATTTTAAATGGACTGACGGCCTCCCTAATGAGGTTAACAAAGGCAGAGCTTTTGGTGTATTCCATGAAGAAGAATTGATGGTAATACTAACTCAGAAATTTTCAACAAGAAGAATGCCATCTTGGTATGTGGGTAATATGATTTCATGTCCATCACTAAAGAGTTATAGGACTGTTGCTGAATATACCGCTAAGTTATTAGATATGGCTGTATCAGATGCTGAAAAATATGGATATACACAGTTTTATTGGGTCACTTCTACAAAAGGGTGGAATAAAAGAGAGCAACTCTGGTATAACTATAGTGATACCTTTAAAAGGTATAATGTCTTTATTGAGAATGTCATACCAGCTAATACTGAGCCAAAGTTTGATTATGAAAAAGTTATTACTGGTTATAGAAAACATCCAATAGATTTGGCTATTAAATCAGCAAGAATAAAGCCACATTTAAGACATGAAACATTTAAAGAGTATTTAAAAGTAGATTATGTACCATTGCAGGATTTAGATAATGAGTTCGGAAAAAGTTAAAATATTAGATGAAAGCTGGAAAGAACCAGTTAAAGAATTACTAAAACTAAGAGATACTCATAGTGGTATGAAGAAAGATACTATTGCATTTGATAGTATTTGGAATGATGAATATCTTAATAAGTACTTTGACCCAAATGAGCCGTACTTTTTGTGGGGTTATATTGAAGACGATAAATTAATTAGTATGTGTGGTGTATATAAATGGAAACTTATTCCAAGATGTACAACTACAATTTTTGTTTCTGATTATTCAGTGGGCATGAAAATATTTGCCATTGTAGAAGATATGTGGAAAGTTCATTTTAAGTGGATGTTAGAAAATGGTATCACACAGGGATTTACTTTTTCAGATGCAGAAACTACTCTTGATGCAGTCACAGCAAAAACAAGGATGCAAAAAGCTAAAAAGAAACTATTACAAAGAGCTGGTGATAACCGTTGGTTTACACAAGTAGAAGAAATAGTAAAAGCAAATACTGATACAGCCTGGACTGGATTTAAAATCATTACTGGAAATCGCAAATGGCCAGTTGATATGGTAATCAAAAGTTATACTTACACAGGAAACTGGTTTGAAAAAGACTGAAGACATTATCTCACTAGCAAATGGTAAACCAATAGCTGTCACTGGCATAGGTCGTTCTGGCACATCTTTTTTAAACAGACAATTATACAGACATGCAGTTATGAACAGCTCAGAACCTCAAGGCTTTTTAGAAGAATTCATGAGACTTTCCAGAGGCATATATGAGTATCAATGGGAACCTATACCAAGAGTAAAAGATTTTAGTCAAGAATCAGCTTATAGTGGTTATTTGTTTTCTGCTCTCAGTACTAAAAGTAATAAAAAATATGCAGGATTTAATATAACAACCGATGAAGCTCTAGAATATTTAAAACCAAGAATAGAGAAGCTAAAAGAGCACGGGTTAGATAATATACATTTGAAAATTTTTCCCATAGATTTTTGTGTATTACATAGAATTGATGAGGAGTTTTGTAATGAATTATTGTATCACTACCATTGGATATTTTTGTATAGAGAAGATTGGAAAGATGCATTTTCAAGCCTAATGTTTGGTGCAACTAGAGACAAGTTTCATTTCTTTGATGATGAAGATATTATGAATACAGATACTTGGAAATATGGTGGGGCGAAAGATTCAAAGAGTTTTGTAAATCCTTACACATCAACTGCAATAATGGACCAATCTTATGGCATGATAAACTCCATATTTACAAAAGAAGTCTCTTGTTCTATAATAGAGATGAAAGAAATTAAAGAAATACCAGACAATTATAATGAGTTTTTAAATGTAAACTGTCCTTATAGACCAAATGATTTTTGGACACAATCACCAAAAATGTTTAGTAATAAAAAAGAATTTACAAATCAAGCCTTAGTAAACTTAGATAAAGCTAAAGATAGAGCTGAAAAAAGACTAAAACAAATTGTTGATGGTTCAAATGGACTGATGACTCTAGATGGTGACTCTTTGAGAATGGATAGTTCAAAATTAAGATATGGTAAACCTTATTTAGAATATAATGTAGGTACGCCATTTTTGGAGTATAATACTTAGATGGAACATTTTTATACACACAATAATCATTTTAAGTGGGGATATAATAAGAAATGGTTTACACAAAGACAAAAACCTCAAGATAGATATACTGTTGAATTTGGTGTAATTGATAATCCACTAAATTTTAAACAAGAGTGTTATAGAGCTGCAAGGTTAATTGATGAATATGCTTATGCTGTAGGTACATCTATTGAACTTATGTTTAGTGGTGGTTCTGAATCTGAAGTTATGCTTCGTTCTTTTATAGACCAAGATATACCAGTCAATATTAATATAATGACTTATGACCCACACTTAAACTTACATGACATATCTCATGCCATAGTATTTTGTGAAACACATAATCTTGATTACGTATTACATGAAGTACCAATACTACAGTGGTTGCATGAAGAAGGACTCAAATATGCATCATTATCACAGTCTATTTCACCAAGAATTTTGCCTCACATGCTGCTCATGGAAAGACTGAGTGAAGGTATACCAGTGATGGGAATGGGAGAATGTTATATTGCACATGGTCATTTAAAACAATACTATGATTTAGTGGACGGTAAAATTGTACGTAATAGCAAAGATGATTATGAACCTGCACCTTGGTACTTTTATGAAAGAGAAAAGATTAATAGTTGGTATAGATTTGCACAAAAACAAAATATAAAAGCAATACCAGGATTTTTCCAATATACACCAGAACTTATGTATGCTTTCCTTGATGAAGAAATGACAAAGCAATTAGCAATGAATAATTGGCCTGGTAAATTATCTAACACTAGTACTAAAAAAGAAATATATTCAAAACACTTTCCTGGAATACTACAAAAGAAAAAGTACGATGGATTTGAACAATTAGCCAAAATGGATAATCAACTAAGACCTACATTACAAAATGAGTATGGTGACTATTCTCAAGAAGTAAAAATTGAGTACAATGATTTGATAAAACAACTGAAAGGCGATAAATGAAAATAGGATTTACCGCATCGACTTTTGATTTATTACATGCTGGTCATGTACAGATGTTACGTGATGCAAAAAGTCAGTGTGATTATCTTATGGTAGGTTTACAAATAGACCCAAGTGTAGATAGAAAAGAAAAGAATAAACCTACTCAAACTATTGTCGAAAGATACACACAACTGAAAGGTATTAAGTATGTTGATGAGATTATACCTTATGCAACTGAGAAAGACTTAGAAGATATTTTAAGTCTATACACTATTGATGTAAGGATATTAGGAGATGAATATCGTGATAAAGATTTTACAGGTAGAGATATATGTAGACAAAGAGATATTGAAATATTTTTTAACAAGAGAGACCATAGATTCTCTACTACCGATTTAATAAAACAAGTGGAAGGCAACAAATGAAAAAGATGTTAATTACAGGTGCTTCATCTGGTATTGGTCAAGCTTTTGTAGACCATTACAAAGATAAGTATGAACTTATTACAACTGCAAGGACTGAGAAAGAGTGGATTACCGACCCAGGTGATATCACAGACAAAGAGTTTAGAGCTGAGTTAATTAAAAAGCACAATCCACATGTCGTTATTAATAATGCTGGTGGATTTAGAGAATCATTTGATGAGACATACCATTTGAATACTGTATCTGCTGGTGAAATCTTTGAAGGATTTTATGATAAGATGCTGCCGTACACTCATATTTTTAATGTAATATCTTATGGTATTAGAATGTATGGTTGGCAAGATATGAGTAGAGAACGTTCATATTATTATTCAAGTAAAAAAGCTTTATATGAATTTGTAAATAATGTAAATATGTCTAAATACAGACCAGTGCATGTATGTAATTTGATACCAGGTGTTGTAAAAACTGATGCTGTAGATGCTGATATTTTAAGAAAAACTCAAATCAATAAAGGCATAGTAGAAGAAAATACTTTAGAGTACTATCTCAAAGAGAATTATCATAAAGGTAGAACACCATTTCATGCTTTCTTTCCTATTGCAAAAGAAGATTTACCAATAATATCTGAATTCATAATGACACTTCCAGACTACATAAATATAGATGATATTGTAATAGGAATGTTTAACAAACAAACATTTCCTGGTAAACCAACAACACAATGAGGAGTGTATGCAAACGGGTGATTTTAATACAGCCGCTGAACTATTAAAAACTACAGCTAATTTTGATATTATCAAGATTAAAGCTGGTCTTGATATAAAAATGTACCGAGATATTCTAAAAGAAGTTGAAGCAAAGTTCCCGTTCTATAAAAAAGATAATCAAGAAACTTATGAAGGTTTAGCTTTACAATACTTTGATGAAGACAATCCTTATTCTGACGGTGTTAATCAAGCAGCTGGTTCAAATGAGTATGGCAGCTACAAAGATGTAGGTTATGAAAAATACTTAAAAACTGGTGGAGAACATTTTGATGATTGGCAATATGATAGAAGTAAATTAAATGATGCTGGTAAAATGTTTCAGCCATTCTTTGATTTGTGTGCTGAAAAGTTTCCTGAATTACATTTATATAGAGCAAGGTTGCTAAAAACTCATCCTAGACATTTTTGCTTAGACCATGTTGATGAACCAAAGTCATTACGAATACATTTGCCAATTGTATCTCATAAGTGGTCAATAATGTATTTCTTAGATAAACCATACTATCTAAAAGCTGATGGAAGTGTTTACTTATGTAATACTGGTCACAAATTTCATTCATTCTATAATTTTTCTTCAGGTTTATTTAGAACTCACATTGTTGTAAATGCTAAATTAAAATCAGATATGGGTCAATATGTGGTGGGCTAAATTAGATTTTACAGTAGATGTTGATGCGATGGTAAAGCAGTTAGAAGTTGCTAAAGCTATGTACAAAGCTATATATGATGACCACGGCTATGGTCCACAATTTGGTGGATTGTCTATACTATCAGATAATGGTGACCATCTGAGAGGAATGATATCAGGTAAACAAGCGTGGGAAGATGGAAAGATTAATTTTGAACTAGCAATAAAAAAAGGTATTAATTTTGAATACAATTATGACACTAAAACTAAATTATGTACAGGAGAAACTGAAAGAGTTATAGACTTATTAGATGATTTAGGAATGACACCAAGAAGAGCTAGATATACTGTTTTAAAACCTGGTGGAAAGAGTTCAATACACAATGATTCTAAAAAAGGTGAGTATGCTTGCAGGATTCATATACCTTTAATTACAAGTAAAGAATGTACACACTCTTTATTTTTAGAAGATGGTACCAAGATAGATGAAAAACACTTTCCTGCTGATGGAAGTGTGTATATCATGCAAGTAAATAATGTTCACCAAATTATAAATCCTACTGAGAAAGAAAGATGGCATTTCTTATGTAGTTGTTATGATGTGACTGGATATAGTCCATTCAAGATATCTCACAATGAACTAAACACTGTAAAAGTAAAAGCTGGAGCTTTTAAAAACGGTGTAAAATGGACTGAGGGTGGTGGAAAACTATTTGAAGAATCTATTCATACTTCTCAAGCTCATCAGCCAGACCAGGAAAATAATACTTAGTACCGACTTTTGATTGTAAATCTACAAAGTCATCATATGACATTTCACTAATTGTATGTTCTACTGTACCTCCACCAGAATCAGGTATTGCTTGTAAGATTGGTTGAATTGTATTTAACATCTCAGTAGCAGCTGCTTCATCTTTCATAACACGGTAAGTGTTCATTTGAAATTCACCAGCTTTTCTGTCTTTTTCATCTAATAATCTTATAAAGAAAAGCATTTTGTTTTCTTCCACATATTGACCTTGGGATTCTAGTAATGCTGATAATTGGTCTCTAGACATATGTGAATATATGTATAGACCAAATTCGGCTTCTAATACAGTTTCATCAGATGGTACAGTTAGTGTAGTTTTTAACGCATGCATGCATTATTTATAACTGTTTTAAGGTTTTAGAAATTCTGGTTTGTCAAAAAAGATAAACATAGTAATGAATGGTAATATTCCCATACCAATCACAAATACTGATGGTAAGAAAACCATCCAGTACATAGGATTCTTACACATAAAGTCTAGGTCTTTATTATTCATACCTCTCTTTTTGTCTTCTTCAGTGTACTCTGGATAAGATAAGCTTTCTTCGAATTTTTTGACGTGGTCTGGTTTCATAGAGTATCAATATATGCTTGTATGTCTTCCATATCTTGAGTAGATAAATTAGCAGCTTGTCCCCACATTAGTGCTGACTGTGCACCTCTAGTTTCACCATTCTTATACTGTTGTAGCATTTTAACAATGGATGTACTACCTGATAATTTAGGACCAATACCACCTTCACCATTTACACCATGACACATATTACAATTTACATATAACTTGCCACCTCTATCAGCTGGTGTTTCTTGTTGCATTGCTACTCTTTTAGCTTCTAATTGCTCTGAGAATGTACCATACTTAGCAGTATACTCTTCATAACATTCTCCCCAACAACCATGATTGTCTGTATATCCTTTCACTTCAGCGTTTGTCACAGTTGCATAAATAATGCCTACGATACCAAAGATACCGATTGCGGCTGTCAATATTGCATGTTTCATAGTATAATTATACCAAGCTTCAAAATAAATAGATTATAAGGTTATAATATGTTTCCAGCGAAAATAAATTTTGTGTGTCTAAAATATGGCACAAAATATTCATCACAATATGTAAATACATTATACAGCATGCTTACAAGGCATGTTAGTATACCTTTTGAATTACATTGTATGACTGAAGACCCAACCGATATAATACCCGATGTAAAAATTGTAGAACTTCCAGACTTAGGTCTTGATAAATGGTGGTGGAAGATGCTAATGTTCAAAGAAGACTTTTTTGAAGACGGTATGTTTTTAGATTTAGATATTATAATCAAAGATGATATTACACATTTGTATGCACCATCTAAATTTATGAGAATTTTATACACTAATTGGATAGATTTAGCAGAACAAAAAAGGTGGACAATTGGTGATAATTACAAGTATTGTGAATTGAATTCATCAGTTATGTGTTGGGATAAAGATACTAAAAGACAGTTTATATGGGATGACTTTGTAGAAAATAGAGATAAGATTTTATTCTTGTATAAAGGGATAGATAATTATTTAGAGAATAGACAAAAAAGAAGTATAGAAGTATATCCACAAGACCAAATGTTTTGCTATTCATATTGGAATTGTGAAAAAGAATACAGGCCTGAATCAAGTATAATTTTATTTGATTATAATGATAAGAAACAACATCAAATAAGAAAAAAGTGGGTTAAAGAACTATGGGTTTGATGCAACAAACAAAAATGATGGAGGGCTTTCCTATTCCTGTTTGGGAATGGAGTAGACAGTTAGCTGAAATTACCCATGACTATCCACATCGTGTAGAAGACTTTGCTAAATCATATTCTAGAAATCAGTTCATAGCTAAAACTTGGATGTTAGAAGTTTTAAAAGTTTATGCTGATTTAGATAGAACTACTAAATGGTGGATTATGGGTTCATGGTATGGTTCAATTACTGTACCTATGATACGTAATACATTCAAGCCCACAAGCAAAATACACTTATTAGATTTTGATAAAGAAGCTTTAGATATCGCTAAAAAATTACATGGTGATTATGCGATTTCAACACATCACATAGATGTAAACTGGGAGATGAAACGTCTTTCAAAGTTGAAAGCAGACGTTTGGATTAATACTAGCTGTGAACATATGTACCCTTTAACAGAAGAGTTTAATCCAAACGGTCTGTGCGTTTTTCAATCTACTAATTTTGCTAAAGACCCATCACACATTAATTGTTGTAAAGATTTAGATGAGTTTATTGAACAATGTAATTTTAAAGAGATACTATACTCAGGAGAAAAACCATTCCATGATTGGGATGACTTACATAAAAGATTTATGGTGATAGGATATAAATGATACATGTATTTTGTGTAAGGTGGGGAACTAAATATAGTATAGATTATGTAAATCGTCTGTACAATATGGTAAAAAGAAATCTGAAAGCTGATTTTAAATTTTACTGTCAAACAGATGATACAAATGGTATGGACACTAATATAGTTGCATTACCTTTTTTAGATGAATTACCAAACTCTACGCCAGAAAAGATGTACTCATCTCAAGAATTTATAACTGGATTACCAAGACTATGGGATAGACCTAAACTTAATTATTGGAAACCAAATGGCTGGGGAATCAAAGGCCAAAAGATGTTTTTTGATTTAGACTTAGTTATACAAAATAGTCTGTTGCCAATTGTAAAACTACATAAAGATAAACCTTTAATTGGTAGGTCTTGGTGGCATAATATGAATGATGAAAAGAAACCTTTTTGGATTAAAAACTATGGTGCTAGATGTAATGGTGGTATGATGATGTGGAATGATGAACAGGGAAAACCACTATGGAATGATTTAAAAAAGAATGCTGAAAAAATTTACTTTATCTGTACTGGTGGTTCAGATAACTGGATTACTTATAGACACTATGACAAGTTTGACCATATACCTCCAAAATATTACTACTCATTTAATAGAGGATGCGAATGGCCACACGATACAGATATGCATAAACATAGAAAGAATAAAATAATATGTGTTTTTAATACTGATGAATATGGTAGGAATAAACACTTTCAATTAGAATTACATCAAGCTGAAAGGAATTACGAATGGGTACAAAAGTACTGGCAGTAAGAATTGGAGACAAATACGGACCTGAATATGAAGATTATTTAAGGTCTAAAATACCTAACATAGATTTTGTAAGAACATCAGACTGTAGATTTAAACTGCAATGGAATAAAGTTGGATTTATGGACTTGCCTACTAGTGACCCAATTGTTGTAATTGATATTGATATTTTATTAGTAAATGATTATATGGAATTGATAGAATATCCTATTGAGAAAGGTCAGTTTCTTGGTCTAAAATCTTGGTGGAAAGATACGTCTCATCCTGGCTATAGTCTAAATGGTGCTTTTTACAAGTATTATCCCAAAGACTGTAAGTATATCTACAAGAAATTATGCTCGGACCCTCAGTATTGGATGAACCACTACATTTCATCCGGCATAACACATGGTCCAGTAAATGGTGAGCAGTATTTTGTAGAGGATTCAGTAAAAGAACAGTTAGAACTAAAATATGTGCCATCTTCTTGGTTTGGTAAAATGATTTTAAATCCAGGAAGTAAATGGCTAAATGATTGTAATGACGCGTATCCTGGTGATTATTTTTATGATAATAAAAAGGAAGTGTTTAATCCTTCTGTGAAGCTTGTGCATTTTCAAAAGACACGTTCGCTTCATGGATTATGGAAAACAACTCCACAGGAGTAGATGCTTTTCTTATTCTTGATTTAATATCTTTACTAGCATCTCTTACGGCCGGAATATCGAATACTTCGATTTTCATTCTAAATAAATCTTCTTGACTGTAGTTTTTAGCCATGTGTTCTACAGATATAGTTGGTACTTCAACAGGTACCTCTTCTACTTTTTCAACTACTTTTTCTATGACTTCTTGTTCAGATTCTAATTTACCACGAATTTCATGTTCAATCTGAGCTCTTAATTCGTCTTCATCGACTTGACTGTTAAGTATTCCACCAGAGTCTTTCCAGTCTTTAAACTGTTGATATTCTTCAATGGCCTCATCTTCAGCTTTCCAAAAGGCTTTAGTATCTTCATCAATATCATCTATCGTGTATTGTTGTAATATTTTTGAGAAGAATGTGCCTGGACCAGATGCGTTAGCTGCATGATTTTCTACTCTACCCCAGCCTTCACTATCAAAGTATCTAGCTTGCACTAAAGTTCTTTCTTCATCAAGCCATCTTACATTTTTAATTGTAAGCTTACCATTTATCTCTTCTCTTCTTTGACCTTGATTGTTTAATACAGCACCACGTTTGACCTGCATCTTTTCACGAGTTGTCTCGTTTCCTTCACGGTCATACATCTTTATATCTGCCGATGTAAAATCTGGTTTATCTTCTGTATATTCGTCGTTTGCCATATATTATTTATTCCTACGCCGGATTAGCAAGCGAGAGATAATAAGTCGCTTGTGCCGTTGCTGAACCTGACGGTGTTGAAGTTGATGAATAAGTTGGGTCACTAAAAGACTGTGTTTGAGTTTCTGTAGTTTGTCTAGTGTCTGTAAAAGAACCTCTATTTGAACTACCACCTGGGTCTGAAGTCACCACTGTATATTGTAATTTTGATGCTGCCACTTTATTAATAAGCGCAGGTATACATGCTTGGTCTATAAAACTTGTAGCTTGGTAAGCACCAGTTTCATCTATTGATGCAACTTCTTTTACTAAAGTACCATTCCACATTACTGGTTTTATATCCGTACCAGGTGGTGTATCTAATGCTGTTTTTACCCATAATTTATGAGTTGTTGTACCAGCAGAATATGTTGTATCACTATGCCAAGTACCACAGTCTACCCATGTACCTGCACCACCACTTGAAGGAGCTGATGTACTAATTCTATATGAACCTACTTCATCACCAGAATACATATCTACTAAACATTGAGAAATAATTTCATCAAAATAATCATCATTATATCCTGTTGCAGTTCTTAATGTAGAAGGTGATACAAATTTTAAGTATGAATATTGGTCATTAGCAGAAAATGCTGTACCTAAAGTAGATGCTGACCTGTTTTGGTGATAAGCATAAGTTGCTACAGTGCTTGTTCCTAAACCTGGAAATGAAGGATAGTCATCACCACCAGAGTTATTTCTTGCTTGTGTGGCGGTTTGTTGTGTAGAAGCTGTATCTGTAGCTGAACCAATTGATGTCCAACCTGATACTGAACCTACGTTTAAAGCACCAGCTGGACCTGTACCAGATGATGTTTGTCCATTGGCAGCATTTACACCAGTAGATGATGTGTGATAGTAATTTAAGAAAGATGCATAACGTTTTCTGATATTATATTGTAGACGGTCTAACTCAGTGTCAGACATCTGTTTTAATCCTGAAGTTCCGTTTATCTTTAATGGTCTTGCCATAATTTACCTTACACTAATAACGACCCAGAAAGAACCGTCAATCCATCTTTATCTTGTATAATTAGAGATTGAGTACTTGAGAAACTCTGACCTGCAACTGATAGTGATAGAGATTGTGGTGATAATACTGATGATGAATCAATAGCTCTCCACTCTGCATATCTATATGAACCATCTGAGTCAGTGTTATTCATACCAGGTTTTACTGAGTGCTTAACAATATTCTTTTCTGTTCTTTCTGCTGAAGACATCTCCAATGCTTTAGTTTGTGCAGTTGGGTCATCTATTAGAGTAGCATCTAAGAAGTAAATTTCTGCCGCTCTAAATCCAGCAAATGTCCTACCTGTTTCTGTTTGTTTGTTTAAAATTTCTATTACCAATCCATCAAAATGTGCATCGGTATCTGTACCAGTTCTTACAACTATATTTCTTCCATCTGAATCATCAGTTGTTGGTAGATAAATTCTCTTACCAAATAAATCAGAGTCATGCTCTGAATCATACATAACTGATATGAAGTTATAACCTGTACCTCTTGGTGAACCTTCTGAATCTGAATCGTATACACCCATGAGACCAGAACCCATAGAGTTTCTTTGAATTGCTGTACCTTTCCTACCTGCTCTTGTTGCATAGTCAGAATCATTTAATAAGTTAACAATTTTTCTTGCAATACCAGCTTCTGAATCTCCAACATCGATATGTAATACTTTATCTTCTGAATCAGCAGCAGCTTGATTTACTAATGCACCATAAGGTACTGAGAATTCTGAATCTGGATTACCTGAGAATGAACCACGTCTGTTAAATACAACTTGCATGTGGTGGGTTTCTGAATCCACAGAGTCAAATCTTGGTGTCTTATTACTGTTATCTTCTAACCAAAGTGAACCATTCTCTACATCAAATGCTGGTGGTGTAGCACTTACAACAGCAACTGCGTTTAGTGTCACAATTTCATCTGCACCAGTAAATGCGGCACCTCTTATTTTAAATCTGTTATTTTCAGTGACACCTATTTGACCTGGTGCTGTTTCATCTGAGTCAATTGTACCAATATTACCCACCATATTTTTCAGGGTAATACCTTTTCTTGCATATATAGGTGAATTTGCTATTTCATTTATACCAAATGTAGATGTTTCCATCACTTCACCAGATGATGCAATACGTGGAGTAGTTTCATCACCAAAGAAGAAAGTAATCTCTACACGTTTTGCAAAGTCAGAATCATTATCTGAATCTCTCTTCAAGAAGAATGTATCTGAATCTGTTGGTACAAATTTGAATAGTGGTGTGATTGAATGGTCTGTAGTTTGTACAAATTTATCTGCAGCTTCTACTTCTAATTTTTTATCTCCACCATAAATGTAAACAATAGATGTATTTACCTTATCTATTTCAGCAATAATGTTTTGGTCCATAGAGTTAAGAGAAGCTGATGCATTTACAGCATTAGCTATTCTTGTAGCTATTCCAGCTGATGTTAAATCTGAGTCTATATTAAATGATATATCTACAATACCACCACCAAATTTACTACCGTGTACTGCATTTACTGGAGTAACGTCTGAATCTGTAGTACCATCTGAGTCATGCAATAATAACTTAAGCTTATTACTGTCAGACCTATTTCTAAATGCTTTTCGTACTGGTATGTGTCTTACCATATAAGCTTTACCGTCACCATTATTGACAGTTGAATCTCTACCTGAACCTGTAATTCCAGTAAGAGTTCTTGTACCTTCTGAATCTGTAAATGTTGGTGTATAAGAATCTGAATCTCTGACAAAATTAAGCCTGAAATCTGAATCTAAGAAACCAGATTGTCTAATTCTTAATTTAACATTTAATCCTGCAGTGTCTGAGTCTAAAATTCTTCTTGAAATAATTCTTATCTGTGCACCAGATTGAAATTGCTGACCATAAGGTCTAAATCCAGGTAATCTATATTTGGAACCTGAAACCATTACCTTATTTACTTCTAAAATATCAGATGTACCATCTGAGTCTCTTGTGACTGTAGGTCTTTTTGTATAAAGCTTTCTTGTGGATAGGTTAATTGCTATCTCACCTTGTTCAATTTGGTCAGTAGTCGGTTGACCTTCAGCATTCAAACCCGTAGATAAACTTCTACGGTGTTTATAAACTGGTCTGCCATTTGAAAAGTTAATAGTCATATATTATTTATCCCATTGTAATTATCTTAGCTTGACCTTTAAATTTAGTCTGAGAGAAGATAATAGCATTACCTGCAGTATCTGTCACTGTTGTCACTGTGACTGGTATATACATTTGGTCAGCTGATTCAAATCCAACATATCCATCATGTCCATAATTGTTTGGATTTCCTGATATTGCATCTGAATCGGCACCTTGTGTACCCCATACAGTTTTAAATCTTTGTATTTTATCTGAGTCCGGTGATGCTGATGTCATTTCAGAATCAATTGCATTGTAAAGCTGAGTTCTAATGAAACCTAATACTTCTGTATTTACATCAGATAATGTACCAGCTTTATATACCTTTTTGAAAACTTTTACATCCATCACCGATGCTAAGTTTGCGAATTCTCTATTTTGCTGTGAATCAGTAAAAGCAGCTGCAGTCATTGGCAACATAAATCTACCAGCTGGTACTTCTTCTACTCCATTTATATTAAATGCAGCTGTAGTCTTATGCCAATCATCGGAATCAAAATTATCTGTAAATATTCTTATAGAATCTGAATCTCTTGCCGCTGACCTAATATTATGTCGTACAAATACCCAACCAATATCATGTCCTGAATAAGTAAACTCATAAATTGAGTGTGGTGAATTTAAAAGTACTGGAGATTTAACACCATTCGAACTTTGTACACCAGAAAAGTTTACTGCATATCCTAAAGCTCTTTTATCAAAAGTAGCTCCTTCTGAATCAAATGGTATACTAAAAGCTGAGGCATTAGTAAATATACCATCTACATTTCTAATATGTGTATGTCTATTTCCAGGAGCTGATATACCACCAGAATTATTTGACCATTCAGCTCTTTGCTCTGAATCTTTAAATCTAAATGGTGTTGTCCACACTGACATACTTCTACTATTAGAGAATGAACCTCTTGATTCTCTAATTTTAATTACATCACCTGGTTGAGCCAATGGAAGTACAACATGAATAGTTCTATTTGTATCAATACCAGATGCATCCACATCTATCATTTCACCTCTTGATGCAAAGTAAAATTCTGAGTCTAGATATAAATCTGGTATGCCATCACCATCTGAATCAGCATCTAATCTCCAACCTCTTGTTCTATCTAATAATTTAAAGCTTGAAGGTTCACCAAACTCAGAATCTCTTGTAGAATCAGGTGTTCTAAATGAAATGTTTAGGTATTTACCTGCTGGATGTAGCTCACCGACACGGTATTCAAACTCTCCGAATCTTCTGCGATAACCATAAAAAGGTTTGTCTACATCTTGGCCGATAGGATTATCACCAAATTTACTATATACATCTGAAAACAACTCATTTATCTTTGACCCACCTTTTCTAGCTGAGTCTCCTGTACCTGAGTCTGGGGATATTCCTAAATTGATTAAATCTTTTGTCGCCATGTTTTATTTATTTCACTAAAGGTTAAAATCTCTCACTATCTTAATAACATTACCATCAGAATCAGATAAATTTGTAATTCTTGGACTGATTCTAGAGTCACTATCAAAGATGGCATCTGAGTCTGGTGTTTTCAATACTACATGTCCAACATCAGCACCTAATAAATCGCTATCACTTCTTCTTAGTAAGTTGAGGTCTTTTCTATCTGAGTCAGTAGCATTACCTGGTGTAGCCACAATGGCTCTTGAATCTAGAATTACTTTAGTTTGAGCAATTGGACCGTGGAACCAGACTTTTGTTTCAAATTCTAGTGTCCATTCTACTGTTCTTCTTGTATTAATATCTCCTGTAAAATCATCTGTCCAAGTCACTGATGTTAGTGAAAAAGGCATGTCAAATGCATTTGTTGGTACAGGTGTATTTGTATCAGCATCAGCTGGAAAATGTCTTACTTTCACTGTGTAAGCTGGATTAAAGAATGGTACAATTTGTTCTATTATTTGCCAACCATCATTTAAAGTTTTTGTCTCACAATATAAAGTATAAGACAATGTATAAGGAACAGGCATATTAGCTTTTTGTCTAGGATATTGTAAACTATCAGGTGCTCTTAAAATATTAGGTTTGTTATTTAGCTTCCTATTTTGGTCATAAACCATAGCAACAAATTGATAAGACATTCTAGGTAAAAGTCTTTCAAACATTTCTTCTGTAGGTTGTAAACCTTTTTGAGCCTCAAGCCATTTTTGTCTAGGACCATAAGCAATTGGTACAGGTACTAGTTTACCGTCACGTCTTTTGATAACGATATTGTTAAACAAACTACCAAATACTGCAGTTGCAGTCTTAACAGTTTCGTGATAAAATTGAGTACCTAACATTAAATATCATCCAAATTTCTTATACCAGGCTGACCAAAAGCTCTAGCTGTATAGTCATCTGTTATTGTTTTCGGCGTTTCTCTTACGATGCCACTATTATCGTATACCTCTTGATTCTCAGCTCTTTGTTCTATCTCAGTATTATCAGCCCAAGAATCAGAAATTAAATCGCTATCAGTTATATCTATAGCTTTAGTTTCAGAGTCAGTAAATTGTACACCAAGTTTTGCTTGTGTGACTATTTCGTCTGTTGTGCTTGTAGCTTTTCCAGTGTTGTCGTATGTGACAGCAGTAGGATTGAAGTATAAATCTTCTCCTGATAATTCGAATAGTTTACAATGTAATTTATATTGGTAGTTATTACCTAATTGGAAAAAAGCACCATCATGATATGTAGTCACACGTGTAATCTCAAAAACTTTCGGTACGTACTGACTTTTATTTTGTGCTGACCTACCAAAAGGAATTACAATAAGGTCACCTTCAAGAGGTCTTGTTCTTGCAAATTTAGAAAGTAAAGTTTGATATTGGTCAGAATCAGAATCATTTGATGCTGATGATGCTCCAAAAGTATCTGAATCTGTAAGTCTTTGTTTTAGTATAGTTCTATAATCTGAATCTCTTTGTGTAAATCTATTAATTGCAACTGACATGATTACTTCTTCTCTAAACTCCATACCATATAAAGTCATAGTATCACCTTCACCTTCAAATCCAGCTGAAGCAACTAATAACATATCAATTTGATAACCTGAATCAAAATGTGATTCTGGTCTTTCATTCCAAACATTATCAGTATAATCTGATGCTCTTGGCATATAACGTACAGTTATACCATTTACATTTATAGATTCTCTAATTAAATTTTGAATTGTTCTTTGTTCGTTAGTAGAGAAACGAGATGATGCACCAAATTGGTTTATATAACCATCAATAAAAGTATTTTGAATACCTGATTTAATTGAATAAGATTTGTTGATTGATTGTATAGAACGGTTTAGATTTTCACCGAAATCTGAATCATTATCAGAATCGCCACCAAAGCCAGTTGGTGCGATTGTAAAACCTGCAAAGTTGTTCTTTACTGAAGACATTTGTGCTCATTACCCATAAAACCCTGCATCATATCCAATTCTTACTTGTCTTGCAACAAGTTCTGCAAATGCATCTTCAACGTTATCAGCAGATATTCTAAATGAAGAATTAGTTAATCCTTGGATATCATTAAAGTCAGAGTACAGTTGTTGTTGGTCAGATGCAGATAGTTTACTTGATTGAGTACCAGCACTTAATCTTGATAGAGCACCATCAAAGTCCAAACCAACTTGGTCTAGAGCAAATTCAGTTTGTACTTTTAATAGACCATCAGAACCAACCTTTAAGAAAGCAGGTGCGTTAACACTATACTCATTATTTTTTAGACGTACAGTGTTTATGTCTATTCTTCCATGAGGATTAGACCTAGAATACTTATCAATAAATGCTTGACGGCTGATTGGGTCAATCCTATCAGTTAAGAAAACTGTATCACCTGCTTTTAATCCAGCAAATGTATCACTATCAAAACCAGTATTAGCATTTCCTATGTTTGTATGTACTGCATCTGAATCCCATCTCAAATCATTAGATGATTTAATACCTAATATTCTGAAATCTGAATCACCTACTGGAGTTTCAAATCTTTTAATACGTAAGTCTTTATCTGAGTCAGCTCTGTAAACTGCCTCCATAAAGTTTCCTACTTTAATAAATGCTGTTCTTAATGGGTCACCAGTGTTTGAGTTTGGAGATGAACCAATATTAATTCGTACATTGTTTTTAACTATACGATTTGAGTCATTAAATGCAATAACACCTGCCTGAGTATTTACAGGTGCAATACCAATCTGTGTATCAGAGTCTTGAAATCCAAAATTAGGTACAAGAATATCTCTTAAATTAGCCATCTAATTTCTCCAAAATATTTAGCAATTTATCCATTTTATTTTCTACTCTTACTAGTCTCTCTTCTAATTGTTTTTCTTTTAATGTTTTAGCTTTATATTCTTCATAAGCTGCTCTATTAGTATTTAAAATAGCTCCACTCTTGGGGTCTCTTCTTATGTCTCTTTTATTCATTATGCTACAGCTATTATCCTTAAATCTCTTAGTTTACTTACAAATGATGAATTCTTAGTATTCATTTCAATCTTAACTTGTAAAGCATCGAATTCTTTGCCCACATCTTGTGTAAGACTAAATTGTTCAAATTGTGCTCTACTGCTAAATTTACCAAAGTTAGTCTCATTTACAAGTTGATTTCTTGGGAATGTTTCAAATTCAATTTCACCAAACTCTGTGTTATCACCTACAGCTCTTGTTTTGTATCTTATATTAAATTCACCAGATGGGTCCATATCAGCATCAAAGAAAATTCTAATTTGAGATGCAGGTACATCTAATGTTATTACCTTTGTAATATATCCAGCTTGTTCATCTCTACTAGAGATACCAGCTTGGAATGCTGCAAATTCAGTTTGTGCAATGTCTGTTGATGAAGCTACTACTGGTGTAGAAACTAATCCAGTCATATCTGAATCATCAATATATGTACCTATGTTATTTTTATATGCGAACATAGTACTAGCAGCATCTAGTCTTATTACCGGAGATACAAACTTATTAGTTGTTTTTAAAGTTAATTGTTGTTCAAAATCTGCAGTAGCTGTTCTATTCATTGAACCATTAATTAATCTTGGTGATGTATAGTTTACAATTCTATCAATTGGTGCATTTACAAAACTAGTTTCTTTTACTTGAGGTGAATCATAATACTGGTCTCCTGTACTATAACCAAATAAATTTGATGCAGCTCTTAATATTAAATTAGCACCACTTGTTGATTTTAGTTTTGATTCAACAGTTGTTTCATCTAAGATAATTGGAGATGTATTTGTTCTTACTGAATCATATTGTATACTACTTGTAGCAACTACATTCTCACCACCACCTCTACCAGATACAACACCTTTGTGCCAACCACCAGTGACTGGATTAGAATTAATTGCGGAAGCATCGGAATCTTGTTCACTTAAATCAATCATATAAGTATCTTGAGTAGCATTCTTAACTTTGTGTCTTGCTCCTGCAGTAGATGCTGTTAAGTTTGAAAGTCCATCAACATTATTAATAAATGAAATTGGTATACCATTAAGTGTTGATTGACCTCTAAATCTTACCAAGTCTGAGTCAGCTGAATTACCAACTGTACCATTACCACTTACACCTAGTATTCTCACTTGGTGAGTATCATCAGGACCATACATACCGTGGTTTGGATGATGTACTTTTATGTAATATGAATTAGCAAATGTTTCTATTGCTAATCCTCCAGCGGCTTGACCAATTGGTTGTCCATAGAAGTTGGCTTTATCTCTCATAGTTATAACTGAATCATCTGTCGTAAATTCAGCTCTATTTGCAGTAAATGTTAAATCTCTGTTTTGCTCAGGTGTCCAAGTACTTCCATTTTGTGAACTAAAGAATGAACCATAGTACCCACCAACGTTAGGCTGCTTATCAATTTTACCACCAGTATTTACATCTTCTTGTCCTTGTTGTGCTGTCCAAACTGATGTAGTATCAGATGGTGTAAGTAATACAATTGCATACTCAGTTTGTTCTCTTAAGAATACTGGAGCATCAAATCTAAAGTTTGTTTTATTAGTTGGTTTAGTTAAGTTCTCATTTGACTTTGTGACATCTACTCTTGCTCTACCTAGAATTTGTTGACCAGGATAGCCGTTTTCAGTACTTCTTATTTCACAAAGTACATGGTCATTGTTTGTTCTAGTATCTACAAATCCTAAGTAAACATCCACTGAAGTTATAAAGGAACCAGTTGCTCTTGCATTTTGAGATGCAGGATTAAAGTTGTTAGGGTCATTTCCTGGGTCAAGTGGTAAAGTAAATAATTGTGCAACTGGGTCACCAAAATTCCAATTAATGACTGGCCACACAAACGGATTTACTGTAGTAGTCACTGTTGAACGTGTAACGTCGGAAGTTGATGATGATATAAGTCTATTACCAGCTTCTCTTGTAGCTCTTATTGCTACTAAATCACCAATTTCAAAGAATCCTCTTGCTTCATAAGTGACCTGGCCTTCAGTAGTTGCTGAACCGTCTTTATCAGTTAATAGCAGAGTTTTGGTACCTGTTTTAAATGTCTGTGCAGGTATAGTAAATCTACCTCTAATTTGACCTTTACCATCAGTTCTTAGAACACCAACTGTACCATAAGTTCTTGAAGTAGATACATCAATTGGTAAGTAATCTGTTTGTTGACAATTATTAGAAACATCAACAGTATCAAATACCGCTTTCAAATCAGTATTTGGTCTAAAACCTGTACCTACAAATTCTACTACTCTTGACCTGATGAAAGCATCATCTCTTTCTCGTACTTCTCTGATGTTAAAATTATTACTACTAGTAAATTCTTCTTCTTGCGTGATGAAATTTCTTGTTGTTTCAGTACCACTTTCAGTTTCTGTCGTAACTGTTGAAGTACCAAACATTCCAAAGTTTCCTGGCACCCACCAGTTAATTCCATTATTATTAACGACAGTGCTAGTTGTATCAACTTGTCCAGTCCAGTTAGTTTCTGTAGTATTAAATTCAGTGTTTGGAATATCTCTTGTGACTGGTGTTAAGTTATCAAATACAGCTTCAGATACAGTAGTTGTACCTCCACCAAATGCTGTTCTATCAATAAAGAAGTTTTCAACTATATTCCAAGATGGGTCTCTCCAAAAATCTTGATTTGGAGTTAATGATATAATACCACTGTAAGTCCAAGCGGCATAAGGATTTATTCTTACAAGTTCAGAAGCAAATGCTTGTTCTAACATCGCTTGTTCAGTATAAGATTTTACTATATATCCAGGTCCTTGAGTTAAGTAATACGGGTCAATATTTGTGCCAGCATCACTTCTTTCTAATTGTACATCTCTTTCTATTGATGGAGCTCTTAACTGATTTGATTGTGTATCAATTGAAGCTCTAAATTCTTTATTTGTTAAATCACCTGGAGTATTAACTACTGATGTAAAGTCATCTACTATGAAACCTGATTTTAATCTTGTACCAACATTATCATGTAATGCTTGTGATTCAAGCAATGATAATGAAACTGCACTTTCAAGATTTCTAACACGTTTTTCGATTTTAGAAATATCTTTCATAGTAAAACCACGTTGTTGACCTTCAGCTATCTTAATTGTTTTTGCTGGATATCTTACTGCAGGTGGTACATCAATAGTTGCTAATAACATAGTACCAGGAGCTAAATCAGGTTCTTTTGATTCTTTAGTATCACCAATACCAGGAACCACTTTAATTTCTGCATCTTTGTTTAAAACAAATGATATTTTTTGTCCTAAGAAAAATTCTGCATCAGTTGAGAATTGTCCATCAGGCATAACGTGCGCACCTGTATTCTCTAAGTTTCTCCAGCTAAATGATAGTGGGTTTTGTGCTGTTGAATAATTAGAACCTAATCTTTGTCTAAATCTGAAATCTACATAGTTTCTTAAATTAACACCAGCAAGTGGTTCGTATCCTTTTATTTCTTGAGGGTCTTTAAAATATCTTGGGTCAACTGAATAGAATCCATCAGCTGCATATGAATCAACACTATAAAAGAAACCTTCAAATGGGTCAGCATCAAAGTAAGAGTAGAATACTAATATGTCTCCATTTGCTGGTGCAGGTACTGATTTCTTACGGATGATAGAACCAATACCATAGTAATCAGCTCTTTGACCGTTATCAAGTAAATAATTATTTGTAATATCTGTACCAGGTATTGTAGTACCTACTGAAGTAAATGTAATAGTATCTGAAATTGCAGTTTCTCTATCAGGAACTTTTAATGTAAGTGCTTCACCTTCTACAAATGCTGAACCTTTTTCAAAACAAACTTGTACTTCATCTGCTAATCCAGTACCAGATTTTACAATATGATAACCTGTTGTAGCTGATAACGTACTTTCTCCTGTTGCGACTGTATTTGATAATGCTACTCTTGCTCTTGATTTAGACTGTTTTCCTACAATTAATGTACCTTGCGGAATTGTAGCACCACCAGATATAGAAAGTTTTATAGGTGTAAATGCCGGACTAGGTGCAGTTGTACTTTGAGTAAATGAATTATTTTCAGTAGCTTGTACAATCTTATAAACTTTGTAAATGTCTGGATAGTAAAGATTAATTCTTCTATCTTGTGCAGACCATGATGAGTTTACTGCTGTAGTTCTTGTACTGTCAGTATTTCTAATTTTTAATACTCCATATTTTAGAGTTTTTGTAATCTCTACAGCATCGTCAATTCTTGTTCTTTTGTAATCACCATTTCTATTATGACTCCATTGACTATCAGTTAGATTAGGCGTCACTGATAATCCACCTTCAGTAGAAGTGATTGTTGGTGGTGATTTATACATTACTTCAAAATCATTATCAAATGGAACTGTGCCAGACCTGAGTGTTTTGAATGTTTTATCTGAATTACCTAATAGTTCACCACTCACATTTTTAAGTGTAGCACCGGAACCTGGAGTCCATTCAGTTAAAGCTGTAAAAAGTAGACTATCAGAATCATCTTTTGCAGCTCTAATTTTTCTTACTGAAGAAAAGTCATATAATCTAGAAGTTTTAATTTTAGATTTTACAGCTGTTAATGCAGTTCTTGGTATTTCACCAGAAAGTCTTGCTCCAACAGCAAATGGTGCTGATGAGTTAGATACTAATATACCAGGTCTTTGTTGTGATACTCCTGCAATTGTTGTTGTACCTGTGACATCAGTCCAATCTGAATCATTTTTTCTAGAACCATCTAATCTTACTACATGTCCAGTTTGTACTTTACCAATTAATTCAGCTTTAATTTCTTCTCCAGGAATATAAACTCCTTTGTGTAAAACTGTATGGTCTGAATCATAAGATGAATTATCAGAGTCACCCAAAGTAATGTGCTGGAACATCTTTATATCATGCATATAAAGTCTACCTTTTGCAATTCCACCAGCAGTTGAAGTTAACTGTACACCGTAAGGTCTAGCAAATCCAATCGTAAAACCTTCTGAATCTTGTAATGCTAATTTGTTTTCATATGAACCTACACCACCTGATTGTGTTAATAGCATTCCTGACATGACACCCGATGACATATCAAAAATATCTACGTACGGTGCTCCTTTTATAGATAACTTTGAATTGAATTCTTTTTTTGCTTCTGTACTTCTGTTTATGTAAATATCTCTTGG